GTCTCTGGATACGACCTCCGCACAGCCAGGAGAAGCCTTGACCTCATGCTCATGGAGTGGGCCAACAGGGGCATAAACCTCTGGTGCGTAGACCAGCATACCGAAAGTCTTGGTTCAGACGTTGGAGATTTTACCGCTGTGAACACGTCCTCAAAGGTTGCTGTCTCGATACTGGACGCAATCCTGAGAACTGATGCTGGCGATGCAGACAAGCAGTCCGACTACGAGCTAAGCAGAATTTCAAGAAATACATACATGAACATCCCATCAAAGCTCACGAAGGGAAGACCGACCCAGCTTTACGTGGACAGGCAGCAGGGCAGTATCAAGTTAAACATCTGGCCGAGAACGGACAGCGCAAACTACCAGCTCATCTACACCTACATACGTCGTATGGAGGACTCTGGCCCCGGCGGCACCTACGACCCGGATGTGCCGGATAGATTTTGGCCCGCGTTGGTAGCCGGTCTTGCCTATAACATTGCCCTCAAGAAGCCTGAGGCTGGACAGCGAATCCAGATGCTCAAGCAGGTATATGACGAGCAGTTCCAGTACGCAGCAGATGAGGACAGGGAGAAGGCCCCCTTCAGGCTCTACCCCGGAGGCTACAGCTACTAATGGCTTCGTATGCTGAAGGCAGAAAAGCTTTTGGCTTTTGTGACAGATGCGGCTTCAGGTACAACCTGAAAGATCTGAAGACCGAAACTGTCAATCTTGCTACCACGAATCTGCTGGTCTGCTCTGAGTGCTGGGATCCGGATCATCCCCAGAACATGCTGGGTCGAGTAAGAGTTGATGACCCTCAGGCTCTCCGCAACCCCAGACCTCTCGGTGGTATTAGCGGCAGAGATCTTCCGGCTGCTTATAGATGGGACTTTTCTACAGGCACAGCTCAGACTGATCCGACTCGGATTGATGGGTGGTGGGCAAGCAACGGGACTGTTACTTGGAACTCTTCTTCGGAAACTTTAAATTTAATTTCTGAATCAGGAACAGCTAGCCCTGGAGATCCTTACCTCAATCGGGGCTGGAATTATACAGGCGCAAATGATTGGCTAAGTATTGATACTTCAGTTTATAAATTTGTAGTCAGTTCTTTTAAGGTTAATCGATTTCCTGAATTTGAGCAGGACGATCGATACTATCAAGATTTTCAAGGTCAATTATACTGGGCGATAGATACGGCCGCTGGCCCTGATTCTGGATATCCTTACACTACTGAAAGAAGCCAAGTCGCTCAGCACAAGCCGGTCTTTACAAACACTCAAGTTTCTGATGGATTTGCTACGGCTGACCGGGACATGGCAAGTCAATTTAAGATTGTATGGGATATGAGCAGTAATCCTAATTGGTCCGGCACGGTGACGGGCATAAGGCTGGATTATTTTGACGCCCGCAACGAGGGATCGTCTGGCTCTATAGACCACGACGCTGGCGACATTGATATTAACTACATAGAGGTTGTGGCTTTCCACAACCCAGATCTCTAGGAGAGAACAATGCCGAAGGTAGGAAACAAGCACTTTTCGTATGACCAGTCTGGACATGACAAGGCCATGAAGGAAGCCCAGAGAACGGGCCTCCCGATCGAGAACGAAGACAAGAACTACGCCCAGTTTGCTGGCGGCGGATCTGTCATGAAACCCAAGATGTATGGCAAAGGCGGATCTGTCAGAGGCTACGGCAAGGCTCGTGCGCCGAAGGGAAAGAAGTAATTGGCAGCCTTCACTCTCGCAACACTACGGACAGCCATTGATGAATGGCTAGAAAATGACTCCTGGGGCACTAGCTCCCAAAGAGACAATATTATTGTGTTAGCGGAGGAAAAGATTAACTCTCTCGTAGGCATTGCTGGCTACAACACGAAAGAAGCGACTGGTTCCATTTCGTCTACGAATGGAAACTTTACTATAGCAGACAGCATAACTGGCCCTCTGACTCCTCTTTACCTGAGGATAAGGACCGGGAGTACAAGCACAGCTTGGAAGTTTTTACTTTTAAAAGATTACAACTTCCTTCAAGAGTATGCTCCAGTGGAGGGAACTACTGGAGAGCCTAAGTATTACGCCTTTTACAATGATGTAAGTAGCTCTAACGCAGCAACCGTAAGTTTTTCTCCATATGCAAACGCTACCTACAATTATGCTTTTGGTTATTACTTCGAACCTGATTCTATTACTAAAAACGGTACTACTTCTAATGAAACTTGGCTCAGCACCCACGCAAAGAACGCCCTGCTCTACGGGTGCATCGCTCAGGCATACATTTTCATGAAGGGTGATCCTGATCTAATCCAAACCTATGAAATGAAATTCATGGAAGCTCTGAAGTCCCTTGTTGCAATGCAGGGTGGAACCTTCAGGGATACCTCTTTCAATGATTCGGATAACACTCCGAACGTAATGGCGGCTCAGTAATGGCTTCTACTTACACTGATGGACTTGCAGTTGAGATTATTGGATCTGGCGACAAGGCTGGATCCTGGGGCGATGTCACCAATAATAACCTCAAAGCATTAGAAGAAGGCATATCTCGATACGCTGAGATTAGCGCTGCTGGATCGAACACATCCACGTTGAATATACCTGATGGTCAGACTGCTTATACGGATGATTCAAAGGGAAGATCTGCTGTAATTAAGTGGACTGGCGCTATCGCTTCCGGGGATAGCCATACAGTAACGCTTCAAGTTGGTGGAGCTGAAGCTACTCAAGCTAGATTTACTGCAATAAATGGGTTGAGCAGCAGTAAAGATCTAGTAATCGATACTGCGTCAGGGACATCGCTTACGATACCCAACGGGTATTCTGCCAATATTCACATCGATGGTTCTGGAAACGTCATCAATAGTCTTTCTGGATTAGCAGTAGAAAAAATTGCTCTGAAAAACAACGAAATTATTTCAAACGAAACAAACGATGAAATTATCATCGCTGCTGACACTGTAAAGGTTGGAGATGATGGAGCGGCAACGCTCAGTAGTAACGGCAATCAAGATCTAATACTCAAGACTGGTAATACTACTACTGGAAGCATCACGCTAGTAGACGGCACAGACGGCGACATATCTATTACACCTCACAATAACGGCAAGGTAGTAATGGATAAGGTGAATATCGGAGGAGGGGAAATCGATGGCACTCCGATAGGCGCTAATTCTGCAAACACCGGAGCGTTTTCAACCCTGTCCGCAACAGGCACATCAACCCTTGTAGCAATAAACGCTTCCGGAAATATTGCAACTTCTGGTTCGACAACGATTACTGCTGCTAATGGGCTGGTAGCTACTGCTGGAGGTCTAACCGTTAATGCTGGTGGTATAGATGTTAATGGCGGTTCTGTAGATTTAGCTTCCGGCGGCATAACGAATACAGGGTCTATTGCTGGCGCAACTACGATAACAGCTACCGGAGAGGTAACTGCTGGATCCGTCGATACCCAAGATCTTCACAACGCAGGCGCGCTAGGTATTTCTACTACTACCGGAGAGAAAATTACTCTAACAGCAAACAGTTCTAGTATTGATTTAATTTCTGCTTCTAGTGGCGGAGTAAACACTCTTTCGGGTGAGAACACTAAGGTGGTTCTCAATACAGGATCCACCAACAGCGCAGGGAATCTCCTCGTTGGTCAAGGGACGGGAACTGCCACTGTAAAGCCTGGGGGGACTGGCAGGTTAGAATTAACTTCTTCAAGCATTGCAACCTCATCGGGGCAGGAAGCTATCCATATTAATGCTTCCGCTGGTCGTATAGGCTTGGAGGTTGGAGAGAATTCAGACCTTATAACTTTTAGAATTCCTATAAGTTCTGCCCCCACAACTCCTGTGTTCCAAGGGTTCTTTAACGAAAACGGTCTTGCACTTCATGGTGCCGGTGGACAATATCTAAATTTTAGTTCTGGAACCGGATCCACTGGGTTTGGACTTAGAGGTAATAGCACTTACGGGCCGATAGAATTTCGGGCCGCAAATGGAGGGGGAATAGCCGACACTTGGGGTCGCATCTATCACTCCGGCATGGCCTCTGGGGACGGTGCTTACTTTGAAGTTACGCAAACTGATGTTTCGGCGAGCAGCGTAACCACGCATTCGACTTCATTTTCTTCCGTACCTTCGATTGTCACTTGCTATCTCAAATGCACTAGCGATGAACAAGGTTACACCTCTGGTGATCATGTGCTGGTTTCGAGTACCAGCGTTCTTGACACAGGTAGCACCGGCTTATCTGTTACTTTCGATGGAACAGCAAGTAACGATATTACGGTCACTGTTGGAGACGGCGGCCTTTATGTTCTCCACAAGGCTGACGGTAACGAGGTTGCGCTTGACGAGAGCAAGTGGGATTTAGTTATCAAGGCTTGGAAGTAGAATGCCTTACAGAAAAGTCACATTTCCTCCCGGCATAAATAGAGAGGGAACCCAGTATTCCGCTGAAGGAAACTGGTATGACTGTGACTTAATCAGGTTCCGTCAAGGAAGACCTGAGAAGATCGGTGGCTGGACGAAGTATTCCAGCAATGAGTTCCTTGGCATATCCAGATCTTTACTGAACTGGTCTTCGATTGCTGGTGCAAACCTTATGGCAATCGGATCAGACAAGAAGCTCTATGTAGATCTCGGCGGTGTTTACCATGACATCACGCCGATGGATTACAAGTCTCAAGGCACGCTTGACCTTGAGATGGCAAATGTTTCGACAAACACAAATGCAAAATTTAGTTTTAATGTATCTGTGAACGATGTGGTCCGGATGGGGAGTGACGCAAACGCAGTCGGCGATGAGTTAATGACTGTAGTTTCTGTTGCTTCTTCCGGTGTAGCTGGAGAAACTATTGAGATGGGGCGAGGTAGCTGCAACACAACCACTTCATTGCACTCCGTTGGTGACGGGGCATTTCTTCTTCAAAACCTAAGCGACCCAATATACTTAATAGATAATTTAACTACAGCCCTCATCTATTACCCGTCTCACGGATTAGCTTCTGGTGATTTTATAAACTTTTTAAAAATTGCATCAGACCCGTCGAATAGCGCGCCCGTAACCAAAGATGACCTTTACTACCCGTCTCACACTTCTGGCACAGACGGATACGATACTACGAAATCAACGCAAAGTTTTCCTGTCACTAAAGTTTTGACAAGCGATTACTTTGAGATACGAATTGCTACAGCTCCAACTGGACTCGTAAGCTCCACTCTCGATGCAGACATTACTAGCTCTGCAACTAGTATAAGTTTGAGCGATACAGTCTTTGGTGCGGGAGACTTTGTAAGAATCGGAGACGAGTACATAAAGCTGGTGACTCATGACGGAAGTGGAGACTTCAGTGGATGCTTGAGATCTCAATTCGGATCTAAATCAGCAGCTCATTCATCTGGCGCTGCGGTCAATGAAGTAGGCGACAGCGGCAGCGGTCAAGGTGGCAACACCATCATCATGCGAGACATCCAGGCTTCTGAATCTACATTCTCTGAGTTCAGTGGATGGGGAGCAGGAACCTGGGGTGGCATACCGTCAGCTACCACATCTTCGACGTTAGCCAGTTCAATAAATAATTCTGTAGAAAATATACCTCTAAGTGTTTCTGATTCTTTTGGTAGCTCCGGAGAGGTTTTAATAGAGTCGGAAATAATTGTGTTCACTTCAAACAACACAGGCACGGATATCTTGAGCGGAGGGTCTGGTACGACTAGAGGACAAAGTGGAACGACGGCTGTATCTCACTCTTCAGGAACTTCTGTCTTCCTCGTGGATCAATACTGGACTGCCTGGGGCGACCCCACAGTTCCTATGGCTGATGGCACAAACGCTTTAAATGTATGGTCGCTCGACACGTTTGGTGAAGATCTTGTAGCAGCCAAAGACAGATCTAGACCCTACTACTGGAACACCTCGCTCAAGATGAGCAACGGTTATCCGTACAGCACTTCTTCTGATTCTAGTAATGATTACGCATCAGGGATCATGCTTGCCGATGCGGTTCCTATGTCATCTCTCGGCTTGTCAACAGATGATGGTCATGGAGAAGTACCTGAAGAAGTGGGCTTCTTGATGACCAATCCCGCGTCTCGTCAGGTCATTGCCTTTGGTGCATCCGACACATTCGGAAACTTCGACCCGATGCTTATCCGCTGGTGCGATCAAGACCACCCCGGATCTTGGAAGATGACAGACCAGAACTCTGCTGGCGGTGCCCCGCTACAGAAGGGTTCAAAGATTATATCTGCCGCTAGATCAGATAGGCAGATCTTGGTGTGGACGGATAACGCCTTGTACTCCTTACAGTATGTTGGAGGCGACTTTGTTTTCGGACTCCAAGAAGTTGCAGACGGAGTTTCAATAGCCTCTAGACATGCACACAAAGCAGCTAGAGGGATTGTCTACTGGATGGGCGACAACAACTTCTACCAGTCGGATGGCCGATCTGTTCAGCAAGTTCCCTGTTCTGTTCTATCGAAGGTTTTTGAAGAATTAAATTACGATAAGAGAGAGGTTATATTTTCCGCTCTGAACTCTCTCTTCAATGAGATCATCTGGTTCTATCCATCAGGGGATAGTACCGAGCCAAACAAATATGTCTTGTTCAATTATGTAGAGAACACCTGGGCATACGGATCTATGGCTAGATCTTCTTGGTCTGACTCAGGGCTTCGCGAAAAACCGAACGCTGCGTACAACAAGGAAGCTTACGACTCCGGCGTGTACGATGGGATAGATCGATCCATCATTTATAACCATGAAGATGGCTATATGAATGACGGCTCCAAGATGAATTCCTTTATTGAGAGTGCTTATTTCGACATAGAAGATGGGGATATGTCGATATTTGCAGACAGATTTGCCCCTGATTTCAGATCCTTAAAGGGCAGCCCGCAGCTAACGGCAACTCTAACTGCGAAGAACTACCCCTCATCTAGCACTTCCAAAACAAGATCTTTAACGCTTGATGGCACGACGGAGTTTGTGAACACAAGACTTCGCGGACGAACGATGTCTGTAAAATTTGACGACAACACCAGCTCTTCAGATACAGGATGGGAGCTTGGTGATTCCAGAATACGCATCAAGCCTGATGGGAGAAGGTAATGGCTGATGATGATTACAATAGAGAGCGCGATCCTTTTCGCCGCGAGAGCTTTGATAATCTCAATGTGGTCAATCAAAATGTCTCAGATAAACGAGACAACAATCAGATCATAAAGCTTGCAATGGTCTTCCCGCCGATAGGTGTAGTGACTCATGGCTGATGGCTTCAAGATACTGGCGCAGGCTACCCTGACGAATACAGAAGCCACTATCTACACAGTCCCTACTCCCTCGGGTGAACGGTTTTTGACCAGAGGGAATTCGCAAGCTGTTATCTCATCGATCATTCTTTGCTGCACGAATGATGCGGGTGGTGCCGGTCCGAACTATTCGATACGGGTTAAAAAGTCAGGCGAAGACGCAGACGCCGACAAGCAGATTATATTTAAAGAACAAGCTATTGCTTTAAATGAAACTGATGTTCTCTCCTTAGGGATAGGGCTTGTATCTGGTGATTCGATAGAAGCAGCCTGCTCCTCTGGCGACGCAGTTCAAATGAATATATTCGGAACGGAAGTTCTCTAGGTAAATATTATGATGAGAAAAACCTTCGGACAGTTTGAATCTCCGCAGGAAGCAAACCCTACGGGGAGCCAAGCCAAGGCTTCCACTCCCCCCATCATGGGCGCTCCCATGCCCAATGCTGGCATGAAGAATCAGAACATGGGGAATGTGTCGCCTCCCAAGGACAAGCCCTCTCCTAAGCAGTTTGCCCAGAGACAGGCTGCTGGCAAGCGGCTGAATAAGATGCCGAATCAGTCGCCGCTGGGTCCGATCACTGGTGGACCGGCCAAGCCTCAGGCTAGACCTCAGGCTAGACCTCAGACGCAGCAACAGCAGCAGGAACCTGTGGGTACTGGTGACCGATGGATGGGAGAACTCTGGCAGGGGCTCACCCTCGACGAGCAGCCTCAAGGTGGCTTTACGATGGGGGGGAAGGTTGGAAACACCCTTAGCCCTGAGATGGATCTTTACAGCAAAGTCACTATGGAGCTTGAGTCTGGTGGGGTAGGTGGATATGCCCACGGTGGGATGGTGGAGCAGTCGAGAGAGATCGCTTCCAAGGGTCGCAATGGCGACACCATGCTCATGCACATCCAGCCTCAGGAGCTTGAGGGTCTTCAGTCGCTTCTCGGTCCAGTGACCATCAATCCTAATACTGGAAACCCTGAGGCTTTTGCTTGGATTCCGTTCCTAGCTACTGCTGCGCTCATGACGGGCGGAGGTGCGGGAATTGGAGCGTTAATGGGTGGCAAGGAAGGAGCTAAGAAAGGAGCTTTAATGGGATTGGGATTAGGGCTTACTGGTGGCGCGGCGGCGGGATTTGCAGGGGCAGGGGCAGGGGCAGGAGGAACAGGGCTTCTCGCTGGCGCTAAGGGAGCAGGAGGAGCTACCGCTACCGGCATAGGCGCTGCCCCTACTGTCGCTACCGCCGCCCCCACAGTAACAGCAGGGAAGCTTGGGACACTTACGATGCCGAGTGTTACCAAGGGCCTAAGCGCCAAGGTCGCAGGAACGAAGGCGGCGGCCACAGGGGGCACAGGGAAGCTTGGAGCTATTACCACCCCTGACTTTGCTGCAAACTTTTCGCAAAGTCTTATGAGCAAGCCAAGTGGCATAGAGGCTGCTTTTAAATCGGCTATGCCCAGTACCGACGTGTTACAGGGAGCCATGAATAAGATCGCAACTAATAAGAAGATCGGAGAAGTAGCCAAGGGAGTTTCGAGGGCAGCGTCGAGTGGCCTTGCTTCCTTGCAGGATCAGTCCGGCAATCAACAGCAAATGGCACCCCCTCCCCCTTCTCCTGCTCCTCGTCGGCTTAAGATGGCAGAAAGCCCTTACGAAGAGATGAAAAGAAGACGGCTCGCTAGATCTGGATCCCTTCCGGGTTCCGGCAGCGTAGTTTAGTTAGGATTTTAAATGTCTACTGATCTTGAGTTTGAGAATACGACCTTTGAAGAAGGTGTTGATAGCAACGAAGAATATCAGACTGACTTTGGGACTATCGGCTCTGTTGGTGAGAATGAGATTTTCCAGACTCTTCCCGATCAGCAACCTCAGTTTCTTGATTACGACATCCAGGGTTTAATTGAACAATCTGGCATTGACTTTGGGGGTATTGGTTCAGTTGGGGAAGCTGAAATCTTTCAAACTTTCCCTGAAGAGGAGCTGGAAGTACAAGAGCCTCGGTTCATAGTCGGGCCAGATGGTCAGGTCTTGCCCGTCAGAGATGAGCTTCTTGCTCAGAACTTTCCCGATCAAGACCCTCTTTCATATGATTTTTACTCGGCTTTAGACCAAAGCTACAGATTCTTAAATCCTCAGGACATGGTGCCTGAAGGAATAGAGGCTGTTTACGGACCCACGGAAAGAGATCCGTTCAGGCAGGACTGGTCTGAAGCAGAGTTCAGAGTTCCTGTTGATTACGAAGGGGAGTTCCTGACTGGCGACGAGATGAATGTCGTCCAGGCTGCCTATGACTTCGTAGGCTCTCTGGCTCTGGAAGCCCAGGATGCTGGCTACACCTCTACGAGAGACTACCTAGCCGCCATGCAGGAGTATGAGCCGAGCAAGTACAACGCCCTCGCTAACGCTCTCAACTCCTACGCAGGGGTAATCGATCAGTACGGAGACCAGTACAAGTTCCAGGCCGCTCTGCATGATGCTGAACAGATCTCTGTTGACCCCATGCAGAGAAATGATCTCATTAGATCCTCAATGGATCTGTTGAGAGATTACGTTGCTGCCGGGATTGTTTCACGGGAGGAGGCTGCTTACTTAGCCCAGGATCCGGTTGGTTTAATATCTCTTATAGCTTATGGAGATTTTACCCCGCAGTCGGCACAGGTTCCCGCTCCTCCCACCGAGACTACTCCCGCCACTACCACTCAGCCTGCCCCCGCCACTCCCGAAACGGGCGGAGAAACCTCGTTCTCTTGGGATGACTCCGATAATCGGGATGCTGAAACAGCAGTCGATGAAGTTACCGAAGAACAGGTCGATGCCCAGACTGGTATCGAAACTGTTGAGTCCGTTGGTGAGGAAGCGATTCAAGAAGAGGATACTGCTGGGGGCATAGCGGAAGTTGATGCAAATGAAAATACTGAAGACAATGTAGTCCGTGACGCAGAAGGAAGAACTGTAACCTACCCCGTGTGGGATGAGGATGAGCAGTACCCCTTAGTCTTCGATGGCTCTAGATTCATCCCCCCGGCTGTGGCTGGTCATAGCACATTTTTCGATCAGACAAGCGGCAGAGAGTACATCGTCGATGAGAATGGGGAGATAGTTAAAGATATAACTAATTACCCCAGAAGCCCTATCGGTGATGCGCCTGACGCTCCTGCCGATGACGGGATAACGGCAGTCGATGTCCCGGTTACGAGCGAAGGCGTTTACGATCTTTCCGCAGATTCCCAGAGGGCTTTATCTGACGTTGCCGATTTTTACACTGGCCCCGAAGCTACGTTAAATCTAGGGGAAGCATTTAGAACAAACTTTGGATATTCCGATCCTATATACGATGAAAGCTTGTTCACAGAAACTGAACGACCTGACTGGTACGGTGACTACCCAAATCTTCCTGTTGTTACAGTGTTTGTTGGGAACGAAAGAGTTATGAATCGAAGAGGGCGGTATGAAAACCGGGCAGTTTTTGAAGAGCGGTATCTCTCCAGTCCTAGTGATGCAGGATTGGTAAACTACGAAGATCAGTCTGTATTAGAGTACAGCGATCGGTTTGACTGGGGAGGAAATGACTCTGAGTGGCTGAATGAAAAGTATCGTGAGTTCGTTAAAACGAGACCACACGATAGGCCAGCAAGAGCTTTTTCTGGTGAACGGGGATTTGGAAACCCTTGGTCTTTTGATATTGCAACCGAGCCCATTGTTCAGCAAAGCCTGTTTGAAGCCCTTGTGGATTACTCCGATACTACAGGCATTTCCATAGATCAGATACACAATACTCAGTACGATGACATAGGTGCTTGGGGCCGGGGGAACAATGATGTCTTTGATATAGAGCATTTCATGACTGGATCTGAGGAATCCGGCTGGGAAGGCTTTATACCTGTATTCCAAGATATTGCCAGAGAGTTTGGTCTCGGAACTGTTGGCTCTGAACAAGATCTAATTGGTATGGCAGAATTAGAAAGAATGGCTTTTCTCTCATCTGCTGTACTCAGGCCGATGGTAAGACAGGTTAACTCTATTATTGAAGAAAGGGAAGGCGGGTTTGATTTCGATCGAAACGTCTCGATACCTTCTGAGTACGAAAATAGATTTGGATTAAGAACTCCTGATTACCTGTCGCAGACCTTGATGGTTGGTGGCCCTGATAATGAGGTCGCCCCGATTATCTCTGGTACTTCTGATGTAAACATGGCTGAAGGCGGTTACATCGGTGGAGTCGCAGGCGGAATGGATGACACTATCCCCGCGTCGATCGATGGGTCTCAGCCAGCAGCCCTCTCCAGCGGAGAGTTTGTCGTACCGGCAGATGTGGTTTCCCATCTTGGGGATGGGAACAATCAAAATGGAGCTGCAAAGCTCTATAATTTTATGGATCAAGTCCGAACGGTAAAGACTGGATCAATCGAACAGCCTGACCCTTTCAATGATGGAATCATGGCGAATATGATCGGAGAGCCTTATGGGCAGTAGCGGTGGCGGTGGCACTCAAAGAGTCATACAGGATCTACCGGAATGGTCTAAGCCTTACTGGCAGGGCATCGCTTCTCAGGGAAGGGCGTTAGCCAGAGAGCCTTTTCAGCAGTATCAGGGGCAGCGTATTGCTGGCTTTACCCCTATGGAGCGTCAAGCTTTCGAGGGTGTCCAGACTATTTACGACCAAGGCGCTAGACCTGAACTAGATCAGGCAAGAGGCATTGCTACTCAGGCTTCTCAGGTGGGGTTTGATACCCCTATGTTTCCAGATCAGGCTCAGAAGTACATGAATCCATATCTGGAAAATGTTCTAGATCTTGGCCGAGATCGCATGATGAGCGATTACCAAGGCGCGATGGGGGATGCAAGGAGAAGATCTTCTGACGCAGCCATCCAGTCTGGAATCATGGGAGGAAGAGGAACTCTCATGGGTGCTAGGGAGGCTGGCAGGGTTTCCGATGAAGCTTTCCGAGCGATGAGGGAGTATGAAGCTGATACCAGATTCAGAGCTTTCGATCAGGCCCAGCAGGCTTTCGCCAGCGATGTTGCAGCTAGACAGGCTGGAGCAAGAATCGGCTTAGATGCAGGATCTCAGTTGCAAGCGCTTGCTCAGACCCAGCAGGCTCAGGCCCTAGAGAGAATCAACGCTCTTCAGCAGGCCGGTGTTCGCGGTAGAGAGATGCAGCAAGCTATTCGAGATCAAGCATATCAGGATTTCTTGGATAGAAGAGATTGGAGAAGGAACCAACTCAAGGAATATGTTGGAATTCTTTCCGGAACTCCCTACGCGACCGCAATAAACCAGACAACGAGAAGTGGTGGCGGCGGTCCCGGTATCGGTCAGACAATCGCAGGTTTAGGCATCGCAGGACTTGGCGCGTATGGCGCGTACAAGGGCGGGTGAGATAAGACAATGAGTGCAAATCTTTTAGAACTACAAGAAATGCTTCGCAACATTGACATGGGCTCTGTCCAGAAGGTTGCATCCGGGCAGTCCGGAAAGGCTGCACAGCTTCTCGGCATGGACGAGCTTAGGCGTCGTGGCGAGCAGATGCAGGAAGCAAAGGCCAATCAGGCCGAACAGCAGATGCAGCAGCCTCCGATGGTTGACCAGTATCTAGCAGCCTCTCAGCAGATGATGGGACAGTCCGCACCTATGCCCCCTCAGATAATGCCTGCCCCTGCACAGCAGGGGATCGGATCAATCCCCGGTGCGCCTTACGGGCCTATGTCGGGAGGAGATCCGCGTGCCGGTTACGGTCATGGTATGCCTCCTCAGATGAAATCCGCTCCCCCTCGTCCCCAGATGAACCCGATGGCTCCTGCCCAGCCTCCCCAGCAGATGCCTCCTCAAATGATGGCTACTGGCGGTGCTGTGATGAAAGCAAAAGAAGGGCCTACTAGATTTGCCGCCAGTCCACCGAAGTTGAATGTTTCCCAGAAGCAAGGATTTGGGCCTCTCGCAGTAGACTTCCTTGATTTTCTTGGCAGGAAAGACAAGGTGAAGGACAGCAGTTTAAAGTCTGAACTTGCCGCAATGCTAATGATGGCTAACCCGCTCAGGGAAAAAACGACTTCTATCCCTGTTACCCCTTCCGGAATTAATAGGGTGATTGAGCTTTACAAGGCCGGAGGCAAGCGAGACCCAGATTACTATGATGAGGAATCCCAGATGTGGGTCAGAGATCCTCTCAAGGAAGATCAACTCTACCCTACTCCTCCTTCGTCCTTGGAGAAGATGCTTGGATATTCTGACGGTGGGGCTGTCAGAAGGTTCGATGAGGGTGGAAGAGTTGATAGGATGTTTGAAATCTATCAAAACCTTAGCGATGAGCAGAGAGTAATTGCGGACAACATAATTGCTAAAGCGCAGACGTTAGGGATGGATCCAAACTTAGCTCTTGCTCAAGCGATAAACGAGTCAGGACTGGTTCCCGTCGCCAAATCCGAAAAGGGAGCCAGAGGCGTTTTCCAGTTAATGCCGGGGACAGCTAAAGACCTCGGAGTTGAAGACATCACTGACATCGACCAAAACATTATGGGTGGTCTGATGTATTACGGGCAGATGTTAAACAAATACGGAAACGAAGCAGACGCTCTCGCAGCCTACAACGCTGGACCCGGAGCGTTCGACAGGTATGGAGGAATCCCTCCGTTTGAAGAGACGCAAAACTACGCCAGAGATATACCGCTCTTGAGAGACCGTATCGCTTCGGCTCGTGCTGAGAGTGAAATTCCTTTGGGTCCGTCTATCCCGGAAGGCCCCGCAGATGAAGGTCTCACGCAAGCAGAGAGATTCCGTAGGCAGGCTCAAGAAATGAGAGGCGGCAGACCGCCTGAGACTACCCTGCCTTTTTCCACTCCGACAGGGAGGACGACGGTATCGGGGATACCGATACTGGATATGAATACAGGCAGAGGCGATGTTCCCGAGCCTGTTGATGTAGCCAGGGCGTTGCCTCCGGGAGTATTCAGAGAATCTCAAATGAAACAGCTTCCCCGTGAGTACGGAAGTATATTCAAAGAAAGACCCGAATTATTCAATGCAGCCCCCGGCCGGGAGGCGAAGGTAGACGGGGAGGGGATGGTTGACGCTACAGATGAGATGTTTGATGAGATAGTAGATAAATCCAGAAAGATCAGGGTAGGACCGGAATCTTCTTCGTCCTCGGAAACTATCAAATCCGGAAAGCTTCGGCCTTTATTCGACATGATGATGCGTAGCGGCCTTGGGCTTGCTGCTGGTGAGAACATCGGAGAAGCAGGCATCGCTGGATTAACTCAGGCAACTGATCTCGCTCAGCAGAGAAGAGAGGACGCCAGAGCGGAAGCTGCCGATAAGCTTCGGGCTCGACTTGGAGAATCCGAGATAGAGCTTAACAGGTTAAGGGGTCAGGCTATTGGTGGTATGGATGCCTCGGAGGCAAGGCAAGCAGCCATCAAGGAACTTACCGGCACCGATGTCGGCTTCCTCGCGAAGCCCGATGCAGAGCGGGAAGCCTTGATCCAGCAGGCTATGGTTAAATACATGAGAGGCGGCTACGGGATGCCCTCTGCTAGCCCTCTGAACGTCACTCCGTTTAATGCGAATTATTAGGGATAATAGTTAATGGCTTGGATTGATGGCGCAGAAAACGGAATCCAGTTGCCCGACGGGCAGGTTGTATCTTTTCCTCCGGGTGTATCGGAAGATCAAGCTTATGCACAGTTAAAATCTGAGCGACCTGAGCTTTTTGAAAAACCTTCTGGGTTTATTCCGGCTGCTCAATCTACCATAACGAGAATGGCAGGCGCTCTGTCTGCTGCCCCCTCGACAGTCCTTGGTGGTCTCGGCGACCAGAGGGCTTTGGATGAGGCGGGGAAGATCTACGAGCAGACCGCTAGGGAAGCTGCGGAGATTCTTCCTGAGCCTACTCAATACACCGACATCATCGAGGACTACAAGGAAGACGGTCTAGCAGAAGCAGCTAGTACCGCTTGGACGTTTGCTAGGGAACAGGTGGGTATATCCACCCCCTACATGGTTCCTGCGATGGTGGCGGGTAAGGTTGGCGCTTCAGATCTCGTAGCCGGATCTAAGCTTGGTCAGAGAGTCGGTACGGGGCTTGCCAGATTCTTGCCTGTCCTGAGAGCCGGAGCGACTGCTGCTCCTCACCCGTTGCTGAAGGCTGGCTTCGGTGCCGCTTTTGGTATCGGGACTCTCGCCACTCAGTTCTTTGCAGACAACCTTGAGCGACAGTACGAAGTTGCTTCCGAGGGTGGCGAGCAAACCGTAACCCCTGATGATATAAGCAACTTTGCTGCCGCCGCCGCCGCAGGCCCGCAGGCTGCGATGGACTACATCTTCGTTGCTCTGACCGGCGGGATCGGTCGGGGTGCCCAGCTTGCTGCGTCTCAGAGCTTGAAGCAGTCCCTCGCTGCCACCACTACTCAGGCTGGTAAGGCGACACTGGGTAGAACTATTGGAAGAGGAGCGGTGGAGTCCTTAACGGAGTTTCCCACCGAGTTGATGCAGACCGTTCTCGAAAGAGCGCAGGCTGGGGAGTCGATCAGCTTCGACGACGCTGAGTTCGTGGACGAGATGAAGGCAACTATCGCAGGGACGATCCCCGTGGTTGGAGCTTTCGGTGCTGCCGGTACATACAGATCTCATAGGGCCAACAAGAAGGCTGAAGAGAACTGGAACAAGATGTCTGACGAGGAGAGACGGCTTCGGAAGAGCCAGGACTCCCAGAGAGAGGCCGCCAGGCAGGCAGAAATCGAGAGAGCGGAGAGGATCCAGTCTCAGAACGAGGCTAGATGGCGTGCTGCCAACGAGCAGGCCGCCCGAAACAATGACACTATCGAGCAGGCCGCGCTACAGGCTCAGGAGAATACTCCTGTCGAAATTGAAGATGTCATCGAGGCCGCTGATTCCAGAAACATTCTTGTCGATACAGACGGTTTCAGGGCGTTCGTTTCTAGGCAGACAGGAGGAAGAACGCCGAACCTCAAGAAAACAACGAATCAAGAAAGAAGACGTATAAGATCTATCCTTTCAGGGTTAAAGGTTCAAGAGTTCGTCGAGGAAGATGGCGGGGCATACATGCCCATGTTTACCCGGAAGCAGTTTGACAATGCTGTGGAAGGCACTAGGAAGTCCAAATCGATCGATTCCGACGTTGTACGCCAAGTCCTTGGAATGGGCGTTTCCGACACGGACAAAGCAGTCGCAGCCACCATTGTTAAGGAAATGGAAACGAGGGGATATGCGAAAAGGGAAAAGCAAAAAGATGGAACGAATCCATTAAAGCCTAGAGACAATGCTTATACGGAAGATAATTACGAAGAACTTCTCAAGATAGGCCAGGAGAACGGTCGTATTACTCAGGGAGACTTTGAAAAGGTTACTCGAAAATATGGACGTTCTCCATATAAAGCATTTATTTCTGACATGCGGGTCAGGGGAGACCTACACAAGACCGATAAGGTCAAGGGTGTCTTCACCCCTATCACATATCAGGATATCCAAGAGGCGGACGACGGCAGAACTCTCACGGTAGGCGATTACGAAGTCACTACCGAACCCGCCGAAGGCTACTTTGTCCGTGGTCCGAATGGAGAGATCGTTGATGGCGCACTCAGCAGGAAAGATGCTGTTGAATCCGCCCAGATCCTGAAGCATCGGAGCCGAAGCTACACGATCAAGAAGAACGGTCAGGCAGTAAAGACCTACAAGAACAAGAACAACGCGCGAGATGCAGCGGCTCTCATTCAAGAAGCTGATCCCGCCGCGAGAGTTGAAGTTTCCTCTAATGCTCCTGTCGGATTTACCGTAGACAAAAACAAGTCTAAGGGATTCTCCACTATTGAAAGAGTTAACGAAGAGGGGAGAAGGACTTCTGTTCTTGAGTACGGATTCTCTCCCGACGAGAATGCCGCGAATGTCCTCAGAGACGAGAGAATTTCGGAGATCACTCCGGGATTAGCCGACTGGGACGTTAGAAGCGTTAAGGAAAAAGATCGCGCCCGTGAAAGGCTTAGCGGATTCCTTAGGGCTAGAGGCGTAAGACTTGATCCGGCTCAGCGGGAAGAGTTTACCACTCCGGACGAGCGAACAAGCTTCGATCCTGAAAGAAGAATCGAAGGGGATCAGACTCAGAGAAATCAAACGATCCTCAACGAACTTGAGCAGGCTCTTGTAGACGCTGGGATCGATCAAGATGTCGCCGCCAAGGTGGTCAACGAGTCGGTCAACGCAGAAGGCTTCTTTGACCCCAACCTCGGCGGGCTGAGAACTCTCGCTGTAAACCTGAATCACCCGACAGTCCGTAACGCAAAGACGGAAGCGGAGCTTCGTCAGGCAGTTCGTGGCATCGTGAACCACGAAGCGATCCACGCTATGAGGGATCTCGACTTGTTCACCATGAACGAGTGGAACGCCCTCAAGAACGCAACCCTCCGCGTCAAGCGCAGCGACGGCAAGACGTTCGCTGATTGGGCTCAGGAAACTTACGAAGGAATTCCCGGCTACGAGACCAAGGAGTCCGTCGAAGAAGAAGCGGTAGCTGAGATGTACCGCCAGTTCTACTCGGATCAGAATGTCCGTCGGCAGATCGCTGGTCAGCCCAGAACTCTGCTTGAGCGTATCCAGAGATTCATGGAGCGCCTTGTAAATGCGTTCAGCGGAATTGGATTCGGTGATGCTTCTCAGGTTATCCAGGGTATCGGGAAGGTTCAGGCCAGAGAGAGAGGTCAGGTCAGAACCCTTAAGGATACGGAAGCCTTATCCCAAAGAAACGCAGCAGCAATCCGAAGGCAGGTTGAGCAGCGGCAAGCTGAAGCTGAACAGCCTGAATCGAGAGAAGGAAAGAAGCCTCTCAAACGACATTCGATTACTGGCCCTCGAATGCTTGAAGAGTTTGAGCGCAGGGAAGAAGTCTCGGATCAGGAATTTCAAGACCAATACAACGAAGAGCTTTCCAGAAGGTCTGTAGCAGGAACGAACTCTACCATCCTTACTGTTCCTGGGGACTTTATGCCCTCAGATATGACGGCAAAGTTCTCCATTGACGCAAGTAATATGTCTGATTCAGACTTGCTCATCACTAAGAATTCAAACATACCAGAAGTTCTAGAATATTTAAATGTAGATGCAGACCCCAATGAAATTGGGGAAATTCAGGACGTTCTGGCGACTATCAACAGAGCGATAGTAGGAGTCTTGAGTGGTGAAAGAGAGAGACTCAGAGCCTTAGATTTAAACGAAGAGGATATCAAGAAATTAGAAGGAGTCTTAAAGTTTACGCGAGTAGACTACGGATCCAACGGCCTTCACCAGCTAGAAAGAGAGATTGCTACCCAATACGGTAGGACAGATTTCGGCGGGGACTTGATAGACTCGTACAGGCAGTTTGCGAATTCTGCGTTCGGCTACGAAAGTGAGCCTGGGAGAATCCTCTCTTCTATGGTTGACGAAGGATACGTCATCTCTGGCGTTCAGAATGATTATGACTTTGGCATCTCTTTCGTTGACCCCACCAGCAGGTCAGCGAGCGAAGAAAACCTCACCTTGCCAGTACCTTTGACTGTTGCTCTTCATGACTTAGGAAAACTCAGAAAAGAAATAAAGTCAGGAAAAGAATTAAGCGCAGGAACTATCGCTTCTCTCCATCAAAGATATGTTTCTCCAATATTGAATTCTTTCAAAAGCGGATCTCTCGGAGCCCCAGAGGGTAGAACGATATTAAGAAGTTTGGACTTTAGTCCCGAAGGATTGAAATCTGGGTTAAAGATGGTCTCTGCCGGAGCTTCTATGGCAGCGTACCCGTTTCATCAGAGTAATTTCGAGAACAACTCTACCCTATTTGAAGCTATTAACAATCTTAAAACAGGGATGTCTGAGGGAGACGTACATAAGTTAATAGATTATTCCTTATCCATACCTTATCAAAGAGCGCACGCGGCCATATTCAAATACATATTCGAGAGAACGTCTTCGGATAGCACTACTCCCCTCTACAGAGGGACTTCTCTCTCTAGGTTCCTGTTTGACATTTCCTCAAAAGAAGAGTCCAGATCTGTATCTGACCCTTCTTATAAAACGGCTTTGGATTGGGCAAAGGATAAAGCTGTCGGCAGGGAAATATCTATAGATGGACTTGGGGAATTAAGTTCAGATGCAAACGTGAGCGACGGAGACTTTAATGAGGGAGTTTTGCTCGTACTCCCTGTTGGTTCAGTAAAACAGCAAGCTCCGTCTACGGCAAGGTTCACCAGTGAAGCCGGTTCCTTCACTTCGGGAACCTTTACCGTCAGAAATATCGTTACATATAGTAACCCGTCTGAGTTCATCGAAGCTCACATTAAGGCTTTTGGCAATCAGATTATCGACGCAGCGGAAATAAAGAGAAAGGTTTTGAATGGAGAATTAAATAAATCAGATATAATCGACGGCTTCATACCCAGTGTAAACAAAGGCTTTTCTGGGTTGTCTCAAGATCTTTTTTCGGAAATAGAAGAAGACCAAAATTCTTTTATCGAATGGTCTGGCGCAGTTGACAGTCAGGCAAGTCAAGTAAACACAGAAGAAGAAAATTATCTCTATAACGATTTAGACATTCTCGTAAAAGTTTTAAACTTAATGATGGCTGATGGTGCTTTAGATGATTTTAACGATTCGTATTCTTACTACCTGGCTAACAAACCGGAAGCCGAAAATGCTTTTAGCGTATCCAGCAATGGAAGCATACAGTTTAATGACGAAGCATACAGGCGTTATCTATACGATCTGGAAGAACAGGGCAAACCTGTATCTGAAAAGACTGTAGAATTTTTAAATCGTTCCGTGCGGAAAGATCCAGATTTCAGAACGAGTCTCGTTCGTGCGATTTCTTACCTCACGTCCGGACGAGCGAGTGAATCACCGGCTGACCTCCTCGAAACTCCTCATATACCGATAGATCCAGACGAACCGTTTAGCTCTATTTTTAGCGGAATAGGGTATACCCAAAGAAATGCTGCCGGTAATGATCTTGGAGTTCCCAGAGAGATTCGATTCGATTCGGAGGGGACTCGGCTAGGTAGGGGAGCAATCGTAACGCTATCCCAAACCAATAACGAAATGAGAAGTTTCGGAGGTAAGTTTTTAACTGACGAAAACGAGGTCACGGAAAGAGCGCCGGTCATTGGATGGACTAGACCGCCGAAGTGGTCGATCGTCAACGTAGACGAAGAAGGGTTCCAGTTAGTCGGAGGCCAGACAGGATCGAACGAAGGGGGTATGTATAGAAACGAAGAGACTGGCGAGCAGTATTACGTCAAGACTCCGAGAGACCCCGACATCGGAAGAAATGAGATCCTTGCAAGCAAGCTCTACCAGTTAGCTGGTGTTGAAGTTGCCAATGCTGACCCCGCAGTAAGAAACGGGGAGTTCTCCGTAGCCTCTACATTCGTCCCCGGTTTAGAGACTGATCAGATGCTCTTAACCGAAGAGAGAGTTCCCGGTGTTCAGGAGAACTTTGCTGTTGACGCATGGCTTGGCAACTGGGATGTCATCGGCCTTGTATTCGACAACCTTCTTATCAAGGATGGTCGAGGGGTTCGGATCGATCCTGGCGGTACGATGCCCTACCGCGCCCAAGGTGGTCTCAAGAACGATATGAGGGATGGCCTCTGGGGTCCGACCGCCAGCGACATAGACTCCATGAGAGATCCGGGGATTGCTTTCGAAGCTTCCCAGGTCTTTGACAAGGTTACAGACGAAGACTTGGTGAACGGAATCGACAAGGTTATTTCCATTCCTGTCGATGATCTTCGCAAAGCTGTGCGTGACTTTGGCCCCGTTGACCCCGACGAGAACGAAGAAGCGTTCAATATCCTTGAGGCGAGAAGAAGAGACCTAGCCTCTCGCAAGGCAGATATCGTCGGCGATAGCAGCGCCGCAGCGCAGTTCATCAGCACTAGCCAGCCCGGAAGAAGGTTCTCGCTGAACGATCTTCAGTGGGAAGGCAAGGGGACTGCGAACCAAGAGACTAGCTCTGTCGAATCCTTCTCCCCCGACAGGGCGATGGAAAAAGTCTCCGAGTCTACAAACGTAAAGGGCCGAGAGAGGGATCGCAAAGTAGTCAGAGCGATAAAGGACTTCAAGACCTCTCCCGACTTCGACATAAACGAGACCACTCCTAAGGAGTGGGGTCCGATAGATGATATCTCTAGGCCCTCTTATGGTGTCGTGGTCAAGGATGACCAAGGCAATATTGTCCTAAGAGAAGTCGCGAACTTTTTTGACGGGTATCACTGGAGCATCGCCAAGGGCAGGCTCGACCCCGGAGAATCCCCCTTAGAAACTGCGGTCAGAGAACTCCGAGAAGAGACCGGAATATCTGAAGACACTGTTCCGAACTTCAGAATCGTCGGAGCCTTGCCGGGGCCGTACTCTTCAGGGTACAGCGACACCTATCTGTATGTTGCAGAATTCGACAGTCAGCCGGTAGACCAGGGTATCTCCGAATTCGGAAACGACTTACTGGAAGATACTCCTGGGTTTATTCCGAGGGTATCCAAGGATAAGGCTACTGTTTCCGCCGATCAGTCGATAATGGATGAGACTTCCATACCGATTGCCCTTGGGGAAAAGCAGCCTCGCAAGCTGTCTGCAACAAACGAGAGACTTGTTGAGCTAAACATGGAGACTGCCCGCACGAAAGGGGACAGATCTTATGATGTCCTTCAGGCTGCGATCAGTCCTCCCCTCGTACACAAGAGTCTTTGGGAATCCATAAAGGATGTTCTGTCGGATAGGCCGCTTGCTTGGTTCAGGCAGAAGTTCGTGGACAAGTATGAAGGAATTCGAAGGGCTGTCGAAAAGGCTAGGGAGATCAGAGGAGACGACAGCTACCTGCTCGCCGGGATGGATGCGCTCAAGGCCGCTTATCTCTCGGACAAGTCCAAGGGCATAACTCAGGAAGCCATCACATCCGGACAGCTAATCTACAAAGACGGCATAACCAGAGTAGATACCAGCAAGAAGGGCCTTGTCGAAATAATTCAGCCCTTGTTCGATGGGAATGTCGATCTGCTGCGCGATTGGCATACATGGATGATCGCGAACAGAGAGGGGAGATTCGAGAGGGAAGGCCGCATGGTCTCGATGACTCCCCAGGAGAGGCAGACCGTACTCGACACAGCCAGAGCTAACGGCTGGACTGAGTTGTTCGAATCTGTGAATCGTGATTATCAGGAATGGAACGGTGCCATCGTTGACTACATGGTGTCTACCGGCGTAATCAACGAGCAGATGGGTGAAATCTTCAAAAAGTACGGGGACTACATCCCGTTCTACCGAGAGTTCGAAGGGGAAGCTGACGAGCGTTTGATCGCTGGGATGCAAGATCTTATCGGTGAAGAGCTTGCACAGATGGAAGCCGATGGCCGGATGCCTCCGGTGACTTCGGCTCAAAGGGCCAGAATGCCAGCCTCCATGTTTGGCTCTTTGACTGGAGTCAAGCCTCCGCGAAAGGCGAAGGGCGGAGAATCGATGGTCGTCGATCCTCTTACCGGGATCATGCGTAACCTTGAGGCTGCTGTTACCAGCGGGATGAAGAACGTCGCAGCTACAAGGGTCATGGACGATGCGGTTCTCATCGGTATGGCTACTGAAGTAGAGCCCAACCAGAGAAGAGCAGACACTCATGTTGTCCGGATGAATGGAGAGGACAGATTCTTCAATGTATTCGATCCCCTCCTCCACGATTCTCTCGCTGGTATGGGCGAAGGTAGGATTAAATACCTGAACTTCTTCTCTGCCCCCGCTCAGTTCTTGAGAGAGATGGTTACTAGAAGTCCTGACTTTATCATGGCTAACCTCCTAAGAGACTCCTTGTCCACTTGGACTACTGCCGGGGGGACGAAGCCCGTCGTCGATACCATGAGGAACTTCTTCAGTGGTGAGACGGAAGCTTCCAGAGCCTTGCAGAGTGCTGGCATTATAAGCGGGTTCGACAATGCGAGAACCAGCAAGGATTTAGCCAAGAAGTTTGGCAAGAAGCTGAGAGATCAAGGCCAGACTCCGGGCAAAAAGATCCCGTTCTGGGGTACAGCTACGAAGCTCTGGGAGTGGAGTGGCGATGTCTCTACTAAGTCGGATGCGGCTACTCGTCAGGCTGTTTATGAGAGTGTCCTTCAGGAGCTTCTTGAGAAGGGTGTGAGCAGAGGTCAGGCCGAGGCTGAAGCGATCTATCAGGCTGCGGAGGTCATCAACTTCTCCCGGCGCGGTAACTCTGCGCTTGCCAAGATCATCACCGCAGTCATTCCCTTCATGAACGCAAGAATCCAGGGTCTAGACCTTCTCTACAGGGCTGGTACTGGTAAGTATTCGACCGTCACAAATGAGACTCGGAACAGAGCCTTGATCGGATTCTTGAGCAGGGCCTCGCTCCTTGCGACTACATCTTTGATGTACGCAGGAATGGTGGAAGACGAGGACGAGTACAAAGCTGCTCGACCTGAAGAGCGAGACGACAACTGGATTATTCCTGGGTTCGGCGACATGCCGGGGTTCAAGATTCCTGTCCCGTTCGAAGTGGGCTTTCTGTTTAAGACTGTCCCTGAGAGGGTCTACCATTACTACAGCGGAGATCAGACTTACAAGCAGAGTGTTGATGCTATAAAGAGAGGGGTTGTATCTACCCTTGAGTTCAACGTCTTTGGGCCTCAGATAACGAAACCCGCGATGGAAGCAATGATGAATCATTCCTTCTACACGGGTAGCACTATCGTGCCTTGGTATCTCACTGATGCCGACCCTGAGTACCAGAAGAGACTCAGCACGAATGAGCTTGCAGTCACGATAGGCGATGCCTTCAATGCTTCCCCGCTCAAGGTTGAGCATGTGTTGAGGGGGTATACAGGAACTCTAGGAGGTTACATCCTTACCGTTGCAGATTGGGGTATGCGTAACCTGAAGGGACTTCCGGCTAGGCCCACCCTCAGGGCAGATCAGATGATGATTGCGAGAAGGTTCTTGCAGGACAGTGAGGGAGCAGAAGGCTTGATGTCTGAGTGGTACACATTCAGAAACTCCACGAGAGGAATCATGAAAGCCTTTAATACTGCCAAGAAAGATGGCGATCTCGAAGCGGCTAGGGAAATATTCGAGAAGAACTCAGGTGTTGTATCGGTAAATAGTGCGGTAAACCAGATAGATAATCAGTTGACTAGGCTCCGAAGAGCGGAGAGGTTTATCTTGATGGACCCGAAGACTACGCCAGATCAAAAGGCCGAAGCGGTTAAGAGAATAGACGCATCCAGAAACGCCATACTATCTGCCTCCAAGAAGATCATGGAGACCGCCGACCTCTCTCCGAAGCTCCCGTTCCCCCTGTCGATACTGGATGATTAGGCATGGCTATTCTTTTTAAGGACGGTGTGTCGATAAATGGGGTCAAGCCTGAGTTGGTTCTCGGGCTACAGATCGCCGACGGGTACTTCTCCGACAAGGGGATACCCAACATGATCGTAACGTCCATGACTGACGGAGATCACTCTACTGGGTCTCTTCATTACGTTGGCTACGCAGCCGACCTCAGGATATGGGCGATACAGAAAGAGCATTTGGCTGAGTTCACAGAGGGCTTAGCTTTAAGACTGGGAGAAGAGTTTGATGTGGTTCTTGAGGCAACTCATATCCACATGGAATTCCAACCCAAACACAATAGGTGAATAAATGGATTGGATTCTCGCTAACGCTGGTAACGTGATTGATATTGCACTCAAGCTTGTCGGAGCTTTCGCTGTCGTTGCAACGATGACTCCTAACGAGTCTGACAACAACGTCGCTGACGGGTTAATGCGACTTATCAATATGCTTGGTGCAAACTTTGGCAAGGCCAATAACGCATAATGATTGAGTCTCTTCTGATATTTTTCTTCATCTTCCTTTTCGTAGTCGTCATTGTCCTCCTCTGGGGGAGGAGTAAGGAGCGTGTCGGAAGGATGGATGCGGAAAATTTAATATTAGAAAAGAGATCGGAGAGGCTATCCCGTGGCGTCGAAAAACTTATGGGGCCTCGTCCTACTCGTCGTGTTCTTATCAAGCATTGGGAGCGCCGGTTGCGCCAAGCGACCGGAGGTAATCCTGATACCCCCCTGCCCGACTCCAAACCTAGAAACGATTAGGTCTCTCAGGGAAGATGAGATACCAGATGCGATACTTGAATATCTTATAGACATAGATATGTATTGCTCTGCTGTCGATTATGTCCGTGAGTGAACAAGGAGGCCCCTGCGAAAGCGGGGGCTTTTTATATGGCAGACAGAGATCGAGTGACTGAAGAGAAGGTCAGGAGAGACATTCATCAACTGAAGCCTCCCCCGCCCTACAAGAGAGCATCAAAGAAGCCTTCATTGGGAAAGACAATACTCGTTGTACCGGACAGTCATGCAAAGCCTGGGATATCTAATCACAGGTTTGAATGGCTTGGGAGATTAGCAGTAGACAAGAGGCCAGATTACATCGTCAATCTCGGCGACTTGTGGGACATGCACTCTCTCAATTCATTCGATAAGCCGGGGAGCAAGTCCTTCAACGGCGCAAGCTACTGGAAGGACATCGACATCGGCCTTGATGCGATGCTTCGATTTCACTTGCAAATCGAGTCATACAACAAGGGGCGCAAGAAAGACAAGTACAATCCCAAGAAGATTTTCTGCATAGGGAATCATGAAAACAGAATAAACAAGTTCATAGAGTCTGAGCCTAGATTTGAAGAGATCATATCCCTAGATGATCTAAGGCTTGGAGAGCTTGGCTGGGAAGAGGTTCCTTTCCTTGCGATCAAGAAGATTGAGGGATGTTCCTTTTCTCATTATTTCACGTCTGGGGTTATGGGGAGACCTATTGCTGGGATGCACCAAGCCGCCAGCCTGCTCACAAAGCAGTTCGGAACCTGCATCCAAGGGCACACCCACACCTTCGACCACTCAGTCAGAACAGACAGTGGGGGGAAAGACCTACACGGGCTAGTCGCTGGGTGTTACTTCGAACACTCAGAGTCGTGGGCTGGACCGGCTAACCAGATGTGGAGGAGGGGTGTTTGCTTGCTCCATAACGTCAAGGCAGGCGACTTCGATGTCGAATGGATCGGAATGGAGCGGATCAAAGCAACGTACTCCTAAGGTTCTTTCTAAAAGAGATAGGCTTCACCAGATCCATAGGTGGCTTATCTATGAGTTCAAAAGAAAGTCTAGGCTTCGCGTAGAGAAGCTTCCCAAAGCAGAGAAAGATTGCCTCGGATACGTCGAGATCGGATCGGGCGTACCCTTGATAAGAGTAAGTAAATTCTTATCAAGGAGTGAGTCTATCTCTGTCCTTCTGCACGAATACTCCCACGTCCTATCCCATTACGAACACGGCCCCCATTGGAATCGATCCTACGGGGGCCACGACAAACAATTCTATTCAATACTTTGTAACGTAGAAAACAGGTACTTTTATGACAGTGGAAATGTTGAAAGTCAGGACTTCTGACAAGGGATCTTTAGCTAAGTTATACCAAGCTAAGATATGCCTGACTAACGCGGAAGGGTTTCTCGCCTCCGAGGAGGTGGAGCAGGCTTTAGGGGAGAGCCTGTATTACGAGGTCCGAAAGGAATTGCAGAACCTCATGAAAGGGATCGACGTAAGCTTAAGGATTGCAGAGAAACGGTAGGCTCGCCGGGACTCGAACCCGGAACCACCCGCTTATAAGACGGGCACTCTAACCAGTTGAGCTACGAGCCCACTTCTCATACTTTACTTAACCATTCTTTCCACAGCAGTCCGGATCAGGTGCGACATGGAAACATCCTGTCGCTTAGCCAGAGTGCGGAGCTTTTTAATATCAGCCTTAGGAAGAAGAAGCGTAAAGCTTCGGGCGCTCCCCGGCTTGAAGATACTGGGTCGGCCCTTCTTGTTGGTCGTCTTGCTAGGCATTTACTTTCCTTTTCTTTCAGCTATGGAGATTCTTCTCTCCAAGTAGAAAATAGCTTTTCCTACGTCTTCGATAAGAGAGATACTTTCTCCCTTTCTTCCTGCTCTTGAAATGTATTTGAGAGCGTTACCAAGGTGGTAGTCAAGCTCCCAATCCTCTATCACCTTTACTGGTTCATAGATCCTTCCCTCCGTGTAGTGAGCAGGGTTCTTCACGGAGTCAAACTTTCTACTCAAATCGGTACTCACTTACAATTTCTTCCAGTCTTTCAACAGCTTCAGGGTTTCTCTTCAGCTCAGATCTGGATTCGAACCCAACCAGATCCTTCAGGATCCACAGGCAAATTTGCTCGCCCGTAAGGTCTTTGTCGAAGACTGTTCCTTCCTTGCCGTACCTGTTTATAAGCCAAGCCGAGAACTCTTCGGGCTCACTCCTGCACAGCATGGATACGATAGAGCCAATCTTGGTAGCTCTCTTGATGTCCTGAGGCTCGACGGGTTGGTCGCTCTCGGCCTCCATCTGAACCAGGGCGCAAGCGAATCTTGTGTTCGGTTGCTGGAGCATGAGGGATCTCACCCTAGATGCTTCAATCGATTTAGCTGGAGAGTTATGGGGGTTATCAAGAATGTCTTCAGGGTTTATCCGAAGAACAATCTTGTGACCGCCGGAGCTAGTCATGCTGGCCGAGACTAGTTGGGCTTCGAACTTGATTGCGATGTCTTCCATTCTTCAAACTTTTCCGAAGACCACTCCATCGGATCAATGCCGTACTTAATCCAGAAGTTGATCTCTCTTCCATGTGTGTGACAGAGCGTGTGGTCAGTTCTACAGAGAGGGACGGCTAGATCATCTCCGCATCTCTTCATGCCCATCCCGCTCAGAGTTCCTGTAACGGAGTATCTGGGGTGGTGAGCATCGGCTCCGTCAGAGCCGCACACTAGACAAGCGTGCGACCTGACGAAGCGTAGATACTCTTCAGACTTGAACATGAAGAGTTCTAGAAGTCGATGTCGCCAAAGCTTTCGTCGCTCGTAGGCGAAGTATCGGGGGCGCTCGGCGCTTCCTTCGAAGGCGCAGGCCGAGAGGTGGACCCTCCTCCTCCGGTGCCACGGTTGGAAGAACGCCATGAGTTGTCCTCCAAGGTCATCGAGAAGTACGGCTGACCAGTCTCGTCGTCGAGTCGCTTCCAGACAGCGACGTTAATGTAAGTCTCCTTACGCTCGCTGAACTCGGAGGCAAGGTTCTTAAGCCACTGTGCTGCGTCCCTGTTCTTCTCATCGGAACGCTGACCAGTCCAACCCCCAACCTTGATCGCGCCCCGAAGGTCGGGCTGCTTGTCGTGGGACTTATCGTTCTTGCGAATGTTACCGTGTACCTTAGCCATGAATCTTCTCCTCGATTCTCTTAAGTGCGCTTCCGCGCTTTTTGAAAATGTTGGCAACGAAAAGCGCCGCCTCGGAATCCTCTTCCTTTAGTTCATCAACTACACCCTTATTGTCGGAGTAGTATGTCTTGAGTTCCTTGAAGGTCGTTGCGGAAGTGAAGAGGGCCAGCAAGAGATTCGCTTTCGGATTTGCGTAAGTCCTGTAGTGAAGCTCAACGAGGGTGTAGATCTCTTCGTCTGCTTCTTTCGTGAATCTCTTGTTGCTCGTTGCGAAAGACTTGCTCTCAAGGATCCCATCGTCGTAGAGATATCTCCCGACTCCGAACTGCACGGCAGCACGCTTCAGCGCATCACTGTACATCCCCTTCTCACCTTCGAATGTGGACTGAGTACCCACGTCAGACTTGTGTACCCATCCCCATCCGTTGAATGAAACGCTTAGCTTGCAGACGCATCGAGTCTCAAGGTCAATATATTCAGTAGTCCACCTACCGATACCAAAGACCTCATCGAGTCTATCCATAACGTCCCTTGCATCTAGATACAGAAGGGCGGAAGACTTGTTCCCGTTAAAGTTAGAGGCTCTCCACTTAATTTGATTGGGAGAGAACGGAGCCTTCAGTTGCTTCTCTAAGATTTCAAAGGTCGCGTCGTCAGACTCTTCAGTTTTCGCGGTCATTCAGGAACCCCTTATGAATGTTACAAATATCGTTAAATGGGCAATAGCTTTTGCATCTGCGATAGCTATCAAATGTTTTGTCGATAACTGACCAGATCTGATCTTCGCCACTCAACTTATCGAAATAGGAGTTAGCTTTAGTCTTAGTCTGGAAGAGTTTCTTTTCTTCAGAGTTCATGTTGTAGACAGAGTAGACAGTTCCTCCGGGCCAACGTCCCTCATGCGAGCAGGCAGGGAGGTCATCATCCGGCAGGCTCGCAGCATCCTGCAACGCTTTGATCCGGTCACGGATGAACTGCTCCCTCTCCTCGTAGGGCCACAGAGGGATCTTGATCGTTACGCCTGGGGTCTTCGGGTAGTTGGTCATCTTCTCGGCCATAGAAATCTTCCAGTCCCGTAGGAATGCGTAGATCTGTAGCCCTTCGACTTCCCTATCCGTACAAGTCTCGATGAGCCAAGCGTAGATGTTTAGCTGCTGCTCAAACTTAGTGGTGTCCTTGATGGCAAATACAGTAGTCATCTTATAGTCACCAATGGTAACCTTGTTACCAGAGACAACCTGAACATCCATCGCCCCAGAGATTGTTACCCCATCGACCTCGGCGAACAGCCGCTCTTCTGCTATCTCTCCCTCAGGGGAGTTCTTCTCCATGAGGCTATGGAAGATTGTGCTGACAAACTTCCACGGATTCTCATACGGATCATCAACTATCAGATCGGAATGTCTTTCGTTGAAATGAACAACTCGGACCTCATCGATCAGTTGAGTGGCGGAGTAATCTGCCTTGCCTCGGGAGTATTCGTCGTTTGAACAGAAAGCAATAAACGACGCCGGGGCGTTGTGGTTATTCACAATTTTCATTGGTTCCCTTTCCAATGGCGCAATCATAAATCGGATCTTGGATATGTCAACAGATAAATCGATTGAAATATGGGATCAGGTAATACTCGGCGAGCCAGCCAGTAAAGCGAATAGCAGGAGGCTGGTAACTATCGGCGGAAAGCCCCGTGTTATCAAGTCGAAGAAGGCGCTAGAATATTCCAAGCACTTTGAACAGCAAGCCCGACCTCCGGCTGAACCCATAACCGGAGATGTGAAACTGGCCGTAACGATATGGTACGCAACGAGAAGACCGGATCTGGATCCAAGCTTAATCATGGATCTCCTACAGAAAGTAGGGGTGATCGAGAACGATCGGCAGATCAAGGAGATACACGCCGTTCACGACTTGGACAAGGAGAACCCGAGGGCGGCGATAAGGATAACGAAGCTCACCGCAGACTAGCAGCGGCCATAATCCTACAGTCCCTCAAGGATATGTGTCAGGATTCTGACACCTTCGGATCTGATATCCTTGATTGGTCTTCGACCGATGCCTTCAGCGAAGTATGCCTTCGGGCTGGCATGAAACCCGAAGAAGTCCATGAACTAATCCAAGAACTTCATTCCCTGCCGACGAGAGTCCGCAGGGAATTTTTGCTTAATCGTCTGAAAAGGAAAGGGAAGACTAGGTGAGGGAGAGGAGAGGAAAGGGATACTCTCCTCTCCCTCGGAGGAGCCAAGGGGCAGGCTCACTTTTTTATTCCTATGTCTTGCGAGGATCTTCTAGATCCTATAGGAACTAGATTCTCTCAGAGGAGAATCATATCGGCTATAGGATTCTATAGCCTGTGAGAAGCGAGCTTGTCAAGGGGGGAAATTCTTTGTGTCTGCCATAAAAAATTTAGTAGAGTCGCAATTCGATCTGCAACCAGCCGGAACTAAAAGCTTTATCTGCCCGGAGTGTTCTTCGGAAAGAAAGGGGTCGAATCGCAACAGTCGTTGCCTCCGGGTGACGTTCGAAGAGGAAGCCGCAGTTTGGTTCTGTCACAACTGCGAAGAGAAAGGGCAAGTAAACATGGCGCGAACAGAGCCTAGAGAGAGAGTAATGAGAACTGCACCCACCTTCACACCAGCCAGCGAGGATCTAATTCAACAAGTTTTCTCGGCTAGATCTATCAATTCGGATCAGATCTCTGAGCAGACGAAGAAGTCGATCTTGTTTTCGGATGATGTTTACTTCACTTCCATTGGCGGCAAGGACAAGTCGATCGGCTTTTCGTATGCTGATGGGGCTATTAAGTGGAGAGCAGTTGACAGCAAAGCGTACACCCAGACTGGTGTATGCCGATCCTTATTCCCTGACATGCCGCTGGGTGACATGGTGGTACTCGTCGAGGGAGAGTTCGATGCTCTCGCTCTTAGGTCTTGCGGGTACGACGCCTTCTCCGTCCCTGCTGGCGCGAACATCGGCAAGTCGAGTGACGCCCCGCCTTTCCTGAAGCCTGTGCTGGAGGCTCTTGAGGAAGACAGAATCGATGTTGTCGTTGCTGTCGATGCCGACGAGAAGGGTAAGGACTTTCAGGAAAAGCTTCTCGGGTTCCTCGGAAGGCGTCGAGTCGGAGTCATTGACTGGTCGAAGTACGGAGTCAAAGACGCAAACGAATGTCTGCAAACGCACGGTGATGTCGGCATCAAGAACGCTTTCCAAGAAGTAGAGAACATTCTCTACGAAGGGATCGTGAGAGCAAGCTCTGTTGCTACGACGATTAGCGACATCCGTATCGGCGGCTTCAAAGGTGGAGCGAAGATTGGTATCCCGTCTGTCGATAAGCTCATGACGATCTGCTCGGATCAGGTGTCAGTCGTTACTGGCGTCCCCGGCTCCGGTAAGTCCGAGTTCATAGACTTTGCAATGGTCAGTCTCGCCATGAGAGAGGATTGGAAGTTCGCAATATTTTCGGCAGAGAATCCTATCGAAATACACGCTGGCAAGCTGATCGAGAAGTACGCCGGGAAGCCCTTGTTCGAAGGGGCCGTGATGAGCGAGGAGGATCTTGAAGAGAGTGCTGAATGGCTTGATCGGCACTTCTTCTTCCTCGACCCATCGTCATCCCATACGATTGAGTCGATCCTCCAGCGGGCTGCGATCCTCGTAGAGAACGAGGGTGTCAACGGGCTTGTGATCGACCCGTTCAACTACACCGACGTTGCTCTAGAAACGGATGCGATCAACACGATGCTTACGCGGCTCCATGCATTCGCGAAGCAGTATCACATTCACATCTGGATCGTGGCTCATCCTCAGAAGATGTACCGAGGAGAGGGCGGTAAGCTCCCGACGCCGGGAGGCATGGATATCTCTGGCTCAGCAGCGTGGTTCGCGAAGGCAGACTTCGGAGTCACGGTATCCAGAGACGAGAACGGGGATACCTTCGTCGTTGTATGGAAGGTCCGGTTCAAGTGGCTCGGCGAGACGGGATCTGCACATCTCAAGTACGATCCGACTTGCGGCAGATACTCTGAGGGTATCAGCATTGATGATATTGCTGACACCTTGGGAGACCTGTCGAGTTCGTTCGTCGATGAGGAGGACAAGGATGGCAGCGAAAAAGAAGACTCGTCAGACCTCTTCGATATCTGATTACCCTCTGCTCGTTGAGTCGGGCACGGAGGAATACAGAAAGAAGAAGAGAATTGAGCTTGAGAGGATTGACTCTCGCGGGATCTTCCGACGGGCAAGAGTCGTAGACCAGACTGTTTTTGACAGACTGTTCATACAAGAAAAGATAACCCGCCAGCAGTTCTCTGCTGCCGAGATGTATCTGGAAATGATGGGGATAGCTGGGTGCTTCCTCCGATCCCCTTCGATGAAGGGGTCGGAGAAAGTCACCGGCAGGGATGTGGGTGGGAATATCTCTGCAAAGATTATGGTTATATCTAGAGCGAGAGACAGTCTCCGGGAAGCCGGGGAGGGGGCTCTTATTGCTGTCGAGTCATGCCTGGGGCACGATCGAGAAGTTGACCTAGCCTTTCTGAAGCTTGGTCTAGATGCTCTTGCTCGACACTTTCGAATAGATCGATGAGGCTTTTCTGATCCTTGGTCTTGGCGTACTTGTCGAGAGCTTTTGCTATGCCCTTTTCGTTTATAAACTCAATGACCTCGTTCAGTTCTTCTAAGAACTCAAGCCATTCCTTGTCGCTCGCATCAAGGTCTATCTTCATTTGAATTGTAGACATCTCGGAAGTTCCTTTCTGAGTTTTCGTCGGCTATCGAAGCCGCCCTACACAGGGCTAAAGCAAACAACAATCCTAAACACCATAGCGTAAACAATAAGAATTTCATTTCAAACGATAAAACTTTCAATCGCTGAAAATATTCTCAGTCGAGCATCAGTGTCAGGATTAGTTTCTTTTATCACCGAATAGGCTTCGGATAGACTGAAAACGGCGCTTTGCCTGCACCATCTTTTTCTATCTGTCCTAAGTCCGCTCTCTGTGGATTGATAAACATGGCGGGAGGCATCGCCGAGATGTTCTCTAACTATCGAGTAAACATCCTGCGTCATCTCCTCATTTTTCTGAAGGAGGAAGATCTCATTCTTCGCCATGTTGATGTAATCCTTTGCCCTCTCAATTCGTTCTTCAATCCTCATTTTACATTCTCCTTTCTTGAGTTCTGGAGTCCCCGCCCCCCGTCACGGGGGCGGCATCTCCTGAAGGCAGGGCCTTGCGCTACATCGCCCTAACTGCTTGTCGTGACGGACTCACAGGACTGGCGCAGCCGGTATGACTACCTGCACAGTGGTTGACAGTAGTTGCACATATACTAGACGGTGTCGGGTGCGGGGGTCGAACCCGCATGACCTAACGGTCGGGAGATTTTAAGTCTCCTGTGTATACCAATTCCACCAACCCGACTAAAGCAAATCCTTCTCGATCTTGTTCGCGATCCTCTTGAATGACCATCCCTTGTCGTTCAACTCAGCAAGCTCCTGTGCGTAAGCAACACCGAGACCCATCTCAGTGAGAATTTTTAGGCTTGGGAAGGATGTTGTATCCGAACATCCCCAGCCTTTCTTATCGGCATAGCTAGGCATGGCGAACTCTTCATGAGGATCAATGCTCCACACAACCCAGTTTTTATGCTGGATCCAATCACCTTCAACAATGATGTCGCAAGCCACTCCCAAGCAGCAGTAGTCGCAGTCACCGCTGATCTCATCTTCCTTGCAAAGATTTGATTTGCCCTGCTGATAGTCACCAGAGCGGAGTGCTTTCACCCATTTCTTTACGTCAGACTTCTTCATCACATCCTTTCTTGTAAGTGGCGCACCCGGCAGGATTCGAACCTGCGACCCGCTGCTTAGAAGGCAGCCGCTCTATCCAACTGAGCTACGGGTGCTTTCAAATGGTTTTAATTGCAGAGTCAGCAACGTATCAATTCGATCCAAAACATCTTCGATGTCTTTGCAGAAGAATTGATCTCCGCTTACTACAAGAAAACCGTTTGCAATCTTCCTGACTCTCAACTGAAAGTCGTCGTCTTTATTGTGTGTAGACATTACTTCTTCTCCCCTTCAATAAATCCCAAGCGCGCAGGAATAACCACAAAGGAATTGCATACATCACAGCACCGCCCCTCGTTTACGGGTTCAGCGTTGTGCCCCAGATCCCAGCCGGTCAGCGGGTTCCTTTCGATCTCGCTGCTACAAACCGAACACTTCATTTCAGTACCCATCCTTTCTTTCTTTCCCTCCTTCTCATTCCCGTCTGCGCGCACCGCTGACCAACTTGCCGCCCAGCTCACGCTGGTTTCTTTTTCCGATACCATATAAATCCTATCTTTTAAATCAGTACCCATCCTTAAACCATCCACTCCCCTTTAGAGTGAATGAAGTTTTGCTGATTAGTCTCTTGGCTTTAGCTCTGCACTTCTTCTCGATACAAGTCTTCAAGGGTTCATCCTTGATAGACTGATAGACTGAGAACTCATGCCCCTTGGTGCATTGGTAGTCGTACTTAGGCAAAGCTATCTCCTGAAACTAATGAGGGGGACGGGAACATCCCGCCCCCCTCTAACTGCACAGCAAGACTGGTTAAATCCCCCCGGATAGCACCCCGCCTTGCTTTCTGTGTGCAGCTATCTATTCTTTTTCCTAGAGTTATTCACCATCTTCCGCTTCGACTTCTTCTGCCCAGTCGTCTTCGTCTTCGGCTTCGTAAAAGATCCGTCGCGCGGGCTCTGGTATGCTTTTACCGACCGCCTCTCGACTCTCCGGTCGTTGCTCGATAGCTGTCTCTTCGTGACTCTGATCGACACTGGCCTCCTCCTCTCCCCTTCGCCTCAGGATCCACGTCCTATCCACAGAGGAAACGTCGCCCCTTTCCAATCGGTCGAGTGTTTCCTTCAGCGTTTGGATCGTAGTTATCCGTGGCTTAGTAGCCCCGACTTCAATGTTACGGATAGTCACATTGGAGATACCCGAAGCAGCAGCCAGTCCATACCGGCTGAGCTTCAGGTTCATTCTTCGTTCTGCGATCTCTGAAACTCCGGCGACCATCTTTCCTGAGCCGTTACATATGGGACAGACTCGTTCGTTGCTTTCCATTACTTATCCAAAAGCATCTTGATGATGTCTTCAGAAACAGAGAGGGTGGCCTGCCTGCTCTTGTCCTTCGCCCAATACTCAATGACTAGGTTGACACCAGCCTCGAATCCTTTTCGGTAGGCAAGCTTCTCTCTATTCCCTTGGGCCATGTAGATATTTTCTATTCCGGCCACTACTTCGCTTGCTGTCGCGATCGAATGGGCTTCGATTTTCATGATTCACCTTTCCCTTTTGGCTTCCAATCGCCAAAGATATCTTGAGACAAGTTATGCATTTCAACTGACAAAGAACGGATGTTGATCTTTGCTATCCCCAAGTCATTCTCAAGCTTTGTTTTTTCTGCGTGTGTGACGCCTTGCTTGGATAGCTTATCGATTATCTCATCCCTCTTTCTCTGTTCTTTTGTCAGCTCCCTATGCTTCTTATCTAGATCATCCTTTAGTTTCTTGATTGGTTTCATCTTCACGCCTGATGATGATGCAATCTTCGCTGTCTTTCCCGAAGTCGCCATCCGTTGCGACTCTCTTTACCTCATCCAGCATGTCGTTAAGATACTGGCCTGGATTTGTACCGATGATCTTGCTTCCGTTCTTTCTGAAATTGTGAGAGATAGTCCAGCTCATGCGCCCTCCGACTCGTCGTAGTTGGTAAGGAAGTCGTTCAGGATGATCCGAAGCTGAGCAGCAGCGGGCCTGTGTTCCTTGACTGCGATCTCTTTGATGCGAGTCCATGCGTCAGCAGGTAGCTTCATCCTGACTTCACTGATCTTGTCAGTACCTAGGTAGTTGAACTTATCGGGCATTGTGTCTCCTTAGTTAACGATGTCGGAAGCGAAGGCCCATCGGTCTTCGTTCTGAACAGAGTTGTAAACGCTATACAGTTGATCCATATACGGAGTGTTTGCGAGTCGAGGATCCTCCTTGACCGCCGCATGGACTTCGTTCTTGAAGTTGGGGTAGGTAATATCTGCGCTGAGCATGGCTCCGAGATGGACCCAAGTCTCTGCGTTGATGATGATCCGGTATTCGTAGTCACGATTCTTGTATCGACTACCCGGATCGTCGTAACCCAAGATCTCCTCGTCACCGATAAGATCTCCGAATCGATCCTTCAAAGACTCAAGGTGTTCCTTGTATCTGGATCGAACCTCGATAACTTGGTCGGTCGGATCGATATCTCCGTTGGTGATATTAGAACTGGTCTTGTTGACCACACTGAAAAATCCGTAAGTAGTAAAAACCCACATAGTCTATTCCCCTTTGCAATTTCTAGACTGAGGCACGACTACTCGCTTGTCCCACCGTGAGACATCGCGAACGTAGTCTTCGCCGTGTTCTGTGATGATCTGGATGAAGTGCTTCGCATCCTGAGCGGGGCAAGTAAACCTGCCGCCGCCGCACCGGACGATAACGGGAGCGAGTCTGTCATTCTTAACAAGCTCACCCAAGCTCTTCTCGTCAAGCCACACATCGTCAAGCCACACATCCTGAGTGGCCTGATTCATACGAGACTCTTTCGTATCGAAATCTTTAACCTTCATGGTTACCCCTTCGTAAGCTCACTCTGGGAGACGTGTCGGTAGGACTCGCCATCCTTCACCGCCCAGACCATTCGCTTCTTCCCTTTGTCCACAACCATAAGCCTGACAGCCTTCTGGTTGGGATCGCTCCGAAGCAACCACTCGCGATTGATCGAAGCTCCCTTCCTGTTTTTAATGCCACCCATGATACACCCTTTCCTTTCTATTGCAAGCCCTTAGTTTGCCTCTACCCGGATGGATCGACCGAAGTCACGGGGCGTAGCCCACCAGCCACCACGTCGCTGGGGAACCTCGACCCAAAGCACCGGCACACCCGGATCATTCGGGCATCGGAAGAACTCCATGTCAGAGATAACGATAATCCCGTTGACCTCAAGGTTCTCTTCGACGTACCGGAGAGCCATGTCGATGTCAGTCCCACCGGCAGCCCGCCGCCCCACCTGTGCAGGGAACTCGACCCCCTGCTCGTAGGAATCGCACGATACGATCCGGTGGTCGAAGACTACGACGTGAGCCATCGAAGGCTGAGCCACGTCAACGATTGACTTGGTTTCCTCAAGTGCGAGATCGAACATCGCCATGTCCATCGACCCGGAGGAGTCCACGAGGATCGCAATCTCCTCGGACTCCGGGATAACCGAAGGCATGTGAATGCCCATCGATGCGTACCGCTTGTTGGGCTTCGTCCAACTCAAGTACCCATCGAATCCGGTCATCGCTTGCTCCACAAAGTCAGCAAGCTCAGCCCGCCAGTCTACGCGAGACTTGGCAGCGATATCTCGGACGTGATTCTCGATAGATTCGGGAAGCTTCCCGCTGAGAGAAGCCGATGCCAGCGCGTTTTCCTGACGGATCGTATCCTCGAATTCAGCATCGCTGATTTCCTCAGGAGTCAACTCGCCGGGATCGACAACCTCGCCCCACTCGCTGATATCCGGCACCTCGTAGTCCTCGATGCCAGAGACCTGTTCGCCTCGGTTCAGCCCCTCGTCCTTTCCGATAGGCTGTTCGTCAGAATCCTCCTCGTCTTCAGCATTCTCTCCTTCGGGCTCGCTCGGCTGGTCGGGCTTGTCCACACCGATGGACCCACCTCCCGGCGGTCCTTCGGGCTCGCCGTCCTCGCAAGGCTTACCCCCCGGCCCTTCGGGCTCCTCCACCTGAATGTCCTTCAGGTAACGATAGATCTGCTCCATCGTCATCTCTGCAAACTGCGGATCGCAGAGTGCGTTATCGAGGATCGGGACGTTCGCCTTCTTAAGAAGGTTGTTCGCCTCCTGATCGGTAGCCTGCTGAACCAACTCCTTATCCTCAAGCTTGATGGATCGGGAGAAGTGCTTCAGGAAGACGTGCGCCCACTCGTGAAGCACAACGAACTCGACTTGGAAAGCATCGAGAGCGTTGATGAAGTGGGGGTTAACCCACATCGTGTTGCCATCAGTAGCAGCAGTCTTCACGTTGGTAGTCACGACGACACGCATCTTCGACACGTCGCCTTCGATCATCGGGAAGTCCAGCATTGCATGGATCTTCCCTCGATCCACCTTATCCATAATGTCATCGACCTTGATCGAATCCATTTCGTTCCCCTTTCTATTGTTCCAATCCGAACATCTCAAAGTTATTGGCAATCTCGTCAGCCTTATCGGCAATCACATTGCGAAGCGGCTCGGAGTCCTTCAACTGCCGCTCGTCGAACTGCACCAGATTGTCGAGGATTTCTTTCTGGATGAGAGAAATCATCTCGTCGTCAGTGAAGTTGACCTTCGAGAGAAGCTCAGCATTTTCCTTTACGTTCGTGACGAGGGTCTTCCTGAATGCGGAGTCGCGTCCCGCTTCGGGATCGTAGTCCCGGAGGGACTTGCTCATCTTCAGAAGAGACTTGTAAGTAGGCACCAGAGAATCTGTCACCGACTTCTTCAGAGACTTCTCAAGGCTCTCGCGAACGTCATCCACAAACTCGTTGTCGAAGACATCGAGTAGATCGTCAGGATTCTCAACTGCCCGAGGCTTGATGAGTTCGAAGCTGAAAGATGCTCGGAACTCTTCCTTACTCGGAATCTCACCTTCCTTGAAGAGATTCCCGGAGAAGTCCTTCACCTCCTCCAGCATCGAATCGAAACCGAACATAATGGTATCGATCCCAGCCTCAACCGAACGCTCCGCCATTCGGAAGTCGTTGCAGTATTCCTTAATGACGGGAGCCTTGCCGATACCCTCACCCTTCGCAGCTCGCTCGAAAGGAACAAGCCGCTGCCTGTGGTACTTCGCCCACTTGTTTCGCTCCTGCGTGAAGGGGCGGAGATACTTCGCCGGAACAATCCGTCGGGTGAAAGTACCCACGTCAGCCGTTGCGTTATACGCACTCGCAACAGCATCGACTCCTCGTTCGTCTTTTGTGCCACCCGTAGGCGCACTCGTTCGATAACCCGCGATCATCAAACCGCGAGACTTGTTTTCGTCAATCATCATGAACCCCTTTCGTTCAATGAGGGTATGATAGCATACCCTTGACCCCTTGTCAACCCCTAGTAGATAAGATGCGTGTTCGTCCTCATCCACTGGAGGAAACTGTCAGTCTTACCGATGCGAGACTCGACAGCATCGTTAGCGAAAACCGCCCGACAAACCGTCGGGAGTTTATCCACCCACCCGAGGATGTTCTTCACGTTCGAAGAGTCACCCTTCTCGACAAGCTTCGTGATAGTGGCGAGAGCCACGTCCGCATCAGACTCACCGGGAGCGGGAACATTCATCCCGTTCAGAATCCCAGCGATATCAGGAAGGCGAGCGAAGATCCCGAGGAAGGCGACCATGCGGGCCGCATCCTCCTCGCCCAGCTCACCCTTTGCGAATCGGTAGACTCGCTTGTCATCACCGACCAGACCAATCTCATCTGCGCTTCGAGCATCCTTCCGGGTTCCCGTTACCTCGCAGCCCGAAGACTTGAGGATGTCAGCGAACGCCGTGATGGATCGCCCCGTAGCCTGCTGCCCGTTCATCCGACCATCGAACTTCTCGATAAGATCCTTATGGAAATTGCAGGCTGCGATGACACGTCGATCGACTCCGTTGCGTCGAGCCCACTTCGTCCAGTCCTCGACCGAAGGAAGCCACTCGACACTATTGAACCGATCATCGAGAGCCCGAGGGAGTTTCCTCACACCACACCCGTCCTCGATACGGTTAGACGTGGCAACGATATCCCACCCATCGGGAAGCACCTGATCCCGGATGCGACGTTCAGCAGTCAACTGATAGATCGCAGGGAAGTGAACCTGCTGGGCGTTGCCCAACTCCTCGATAACAAGGATCCCATGAGGCTCGTCCACCGGAAACCAATCCGGTCGGAGCCACGTCGTCACCTTGTTTTCGATATCGAGATAGGGCATCCCCTTGATCTCGGTAGGATCTTCCATCGAGAGACGGAAGTCTCGGTATCCCATCTCCTCGGGAGAGATCCCATGATCCTTCCGGCGGGCCTCGAAAATCTCGCCACCCGGAGCGAGAGACATGGACTTGTTACACCCCGGCGGCCCCTCGACCTTTGCGGCCCGTCCCGCCCGGAGGACATCAAGTACCTGTTGCGTAGCCTCTTCAGTCAATCCCATCACAAACCCCTTTCGTTTGATGAGTCACAATCCTAGCACAAGGTTAACCCCTTGTCAACCCCTTGTGTTTAATCTTTCTGGTGTACCCCTTGCCACCCTTCTTCGTTCCATGTCGGCCACCCTGAGGGAGTTGCATTTTGCGACTCGCTCTCCGCATAGCCTTGGCGATTTCTTCGTTATCCATCTTCGCCATATTGCATTCCTTTCGACTTCGCCCGATGCGAGCAAGTCCTTCTCTGAAGTAGTTCCTCGCACCTCACGATCTAATTCTGGATGATGGATTCAATCAAGTACCAGAGCATCCCTGCCTGAATCACGATCGTGATGATTCCCCATACCATGAGTGCGTCAGCTATCCACTTACGCATTGAAGTACCAGAGAACAATCGTTTCGATAAAGATTGCGATGGCTCCCACCACCATTATTGCTTCACTCATTAGGGGGTTCATTACATGAACCTCCCCAGCATCAAGTGAATCGAGAGCAGCGTGATATACGCAAACCCCATACACATAAGAAAATCAATCATCCCTCTCACCCCCTTCGTTCGATAGGACAATGGTAGCATACCGCTACCCCTTTGTCAACCCCTCTTCAATCGTTCCGACAATCCGCTTGGCGATATCCTCACCGAAGTAAATGGTAGACACGTTGCCATCAGACCCGATCAATTCGATTCCAAACCTTTCGACACTTCCGTCATTGAAGACTCGGATTTCACCACTCTCATCACGAGACTTGAAGTCCGTCCCGTTTTCGAAGTAAACGATCTCGCAATCAGTCTGCACTTAGTTCCCCTTTCCCTCATTGAACCATGCTTCCAGCGAGTACGGTTCCCACTCCTCGACTTCCCCCATGAGGGAGACAATCTCGGACGCATCGACCTCGATGAAATTGTCCGCGTGATTTTTTCCTCGACACTGTACAAAGAAGTCGTCAGTCACATATCGCCCCGTGCGCTCGTCAACTACACCGACCTCTACTTTGTCGGGATTGACGTTGCTATCGACGATGGTGATGGTGACGCCGTTGTCGAACGTGGCATACACCTTTGTGAAAACTTGACGCCCCTCGCATAGCTCGCTGCGCTCAATTCTTACGCTACTCACTTGAACCCCTTTCGTTCAGTATGGGGAGAGCATAGCACATGCTCCCCCCATTGTCAACCCCCTATCGATTCGTCCACCGCTGGCGGCACACGGGGCCGATACCCAATTCGACAGACTTCTTTTCAGTAAGCTCTCGACCGCAGGCGGAGCAGGCTCCCGAAGCTTTTCCGTGGTCACGCAGGGTGCCATCGGGGTCAGCGTTCAGAGCGCGTAGCATTTCCACCACACCCTCCGGGCAGTCCTTACTCGGGGTGAATTCCCCATCCCGGTCGATCTTCCCGAAATACTTCCGATCCGGCGAGTAGAAATCCTTCACGCCGTTATCGAGGAAGACGCATCCCGGATTCTTGGATCGGTCGCCAGCCCTCCGGGCTTTAACTTCGATCCCGTCCACCATGAAGCGAAGCTTCGGGTACTTGATAGACTCCGCAGCCTTATCGAAGAGTGCGATGACTCCCGGCACGCTTTCGCCACTCACCTTCGGCCCTTCCATGATGGCCTCGTTCGTGTCGAAGAAGTCCCGCAGGAATGCGTCCGCAGTCTCCCGATTCAGTTGCTCCATCTTCTTTCGGATGATCCACTCCGAGACGTAGGTTTTACCTCCCTCCTCTCGGATCATCTTCTTAGGGATGAAGACTCGTTCCCGTCGTCCACCATCCTGCACATCGAATGCGATTGCTTTGGCCGACTCCCATACCGGGAGATCCGTTGCCAGAAAATATGCGTTCATCGTAAACCCCTTTCGTTTGTTCGATGAGACAAGCTTAGCACAAGCTTGCCACCTTGTCAACCCTGTGGCTAAAGCCACTTACCCGCGTCGTCAACCCATCCCCAAGAGACGTAGTAGTCCCCGTCGAAAGCCACGGCGATCTTCGCGCGTGCCCCTCTGCTTCCATCTACGTTCACGAATCTATCGAGGAAAGCGTTGGCGGCAGCCTCCACGTTGGCCGCAGGGTCCAGCCCATACTCCCAAGATACCTTGATACTCTGTGCGGGGATGTCCTCCCCCCACTTCTCGCGACTCGCTACGAGATGCTGCCCCCGGTAGTTCGTAGGTCCGTAGAACTTGACCTTGATACCCGCTCGCGATTCCATCATATGAACCCCTTTCGTTCGATGAGACAAGCTTAGCACATTGTGTGCCCCTTGTCAACCCCTTAGAGATACGCGGTGAAATCACCCTGATCGCGCACCTCTACGCTGTAACCCGTCTTCCCGTTTTCATCCCGCAGGATGGAAATCTCATATCCTTCGGGGAGTTCCGTGGTTTTCACCACACGGTAAGTCCAGTCGGGATCGTCCCAGTTACACTGGCGTGCGATTTCGCAGGCTTCCCCGTAGGGAAGAGACGTGGCTCGATTGCTCTCGATGCTGTTATTCATCGTGAACCCCTTTCGTTTGATGAGGATACGTTAGCACATCCTCACCCCCTTGTCAACTGGGGGCGAACCCCCTCGGTAGTCTCCCCGGCGGTGGACTCGTCCCATTCGCGTGGGTATTTCACCACGTTACTAACGAGTCCCCCAGAGGAGGGTCTGCGTGCTTTTCACCACGGTGGGTACACGTCATGCGTGCTTTCCACCACGATGGGCTGGCATCGTCAGGATGTGGGTACCACCCCACACCGATCCCCGTGAGGGGATTTCGCCTTATCGGTTCCGATTCTTCCGGGCGTGCCGTCGCTTGCTCAGCGCGTACTTCGCCGCTCGTCGCGCGAGGGTTCCCCCTTCGGGCTTCACCTTCATGCTTGCTCGCGGGATCCCGTAGGCTCGTCCCGGCGGGCACACCTCTACCTCTACCATTCCCGCGTCGATCATTTCCTGAACTGTCATCATGAACCCCTTTCGTTCGTCGATGGTGGGGAGCTTAGCACATCGAAGCCCCCTTGTCAACCCCTAGTCTACGGTCGGACTCGGCACCCGTGTTCGTCGTACTTCTGGACGAAGCACTTTCGCCCCAGCTTCGCGAAGGCATCAACAATCTGCTCCGCCTGCTCGTGGGTGTAGTTCACCCCAAGATCAGCCCAGCCTCCCCGAAGGGTGTCCTGACCTTCGTGGCCTCCCACCTCAGTGAAATCCACGCCCTCAGCCCAAACCTTGATTCGCAGTCTCATGATAGATCCCTTTCGTTCGATGGGGATACAGTAGCACACTGTCGCCCCTTTGTCAACCCCTACCTGACGAGCGTGGCTTCCTGCCCACAGTCCCGACACTTCCGCACCTCGGGCTCGTTCCGGAGTCCACCCCGGCACCAGAGCATTGCGTTGTAATTCCCACACTTCGGGCAGGACGGCTCGTCATTGTTTTCGTAAGAGCAAGTCATCGTTTCCAAGACAGATCCCTTTCGTTTGATGGGGAGAAGATAGCACATCCTCGCCCCTTTGTCAACCCCGTGGGCTTTCGCCCTCGTTCGGGGAGCCTTTGGCTGCCCCTTCGCCCGTAGCCCCGTCACGTCTCGCGTGGTGCGCTTCGTTCGATGGGGGCATTGTAGCCTATCGGTCGCCCCTTGTCAACCCCTGATCCAGCGGGGTGCCGGTGGCTCCCCTACGAACGTCGCTTCGTCACGTCTCGCGTGGTGTGTGTCGCTCGATGGGGGGAATGATAGCACACAGTTGCCACTTGTCAAGGGGGTGGAAACCCCCCAAGTTATTGTTTCATTATACGTCAGGAAGGAACTCGCAACTATGCCTCGTAACCCCACGGAAAAGCAAAGGAAATTCGCTCAATCGGTAGCGGAAGGTGACAGCTACTCGGAAGCGTATCGAAAAGCCTACGATGCCGAGGGGAGTTCCCCACAGACGGTGCGTGTTAACGCCCACAGAGTCGCCCATAACGCTAACGTGTCACCTATGATAGACGAGCTAAAGGCTCGGAATGAAAGGGGATTACAGCGCAACCTAGGCTCTAGACGCCGCTGGATACTTGAAAGGCTACTAGAGGAGGCCGAGAGCCTAGAATCTACTCCAGCTTCTCGCGTTAAGTCCTTGGAATTGCTAGCGAAAATGGCTGGCATGTTCGATTCTGAGAAAGAGCGTGCAGAGAAGAGGGAGCACGCGACCGAATCGGAGCTAATTGCTGAGCTAAATCAACGACTTACGCAGATTATCGAGGAACCGCTTGAAGTTTCAGCCGTAAGTGGTGGGACTCCTGACGAACCGTCAGATGAGAATGAGGTAGACCCCACCCCCGTGTGAGCGCAGGCGTGCGTCCGTCTGTCGTATACACTGTGTTTTGCTCATTACACCACCAATCCCCAATATTCCTCCTAGTGTTTTAGGAATCGCCGCCTAGGAATTCTCAGGAAACACCTATAGGAGTCCCATGTGCAAAAATTTTTCACAAAAAATTTACACAAGACTTCAAATATTACTATTGACAGAGGAATCCTACCCCTATAGAATTCTATAGGCGTTAGAATTCGATACATATAGGACTTGGTAAGAGTTTCGAGCCCACTTGATGTGGGCTCTGGCAGACTAGGATCCTAAGGCCATAGAATCCTATAGGGGCGATCCCGTTATCGGTAGTATCCCCCACCTATTCTGGCTCTGATTAAGCAGAACAGGAGGAGTATGCAGGCTCCTAGGCCCGCAAGGAAGTCTATTTCGGGTAGATAGACTGGCAGATGTTGGGACCAGCCAGTCGGCCCCTCCGATCCGATCGCTCTGGACCGCACTAGGAGCGCCGTTGCAGGCAGCTCCACGACCGCCTGGAAGCATTCCAAGCAATCGTCCACGGGTTCTACCCGGATGACCCACTCCCACTCATCAGATCCAACTCTTTGGAATTGGAACTCCCAGGAGTCCACCAGATGAGACTGGGGCTGATTCCAGTAAAGGGTCTTTAGCGGCATAGTCCGCTCCAGTGGGCAGATTATCCTTCGACTTGCGGCGCTAGGGGTTTCACTTCGCGGCGACAGCGGTAGAGCACCTTGTCGAATCCGTGCCCCGCCCCGTGCTCCATCACCTCTTTACTGCCAGTAATGAACTCCACGGCGTTACAGCCGGAGTTAGCAGCCATGTTCGCAACTACCTCATGGACACGGCCAGCCGTCTCGGGAGCGGTGGAGTAGGCGCACCACAGAAACAAAATCTTTTCGCCAGTCGAGTTGTTCTCGTCGATTCGAGCGATGAAGAAACTTTCCCCCAAGGGAAAGTCTGTATCTACAAAAATCGCGGCTTGGCCGCCCGCACAGGAAGCGTAGAGATCTTCCTTCCTGAAGTCCCTCCAGGGAAGATCCTCCATAATCGAGTCGATCTGGGGCGAGATGGCATCCCAAGAATCTTGAACGCGGACAGCTTGAATGGGCATTTCTTTCCTTTTTTTCAGTAGGGGTGTTGACGGTTTGTCAACCCCTCCGTATAATAGAATTGGGATAAGTGTAGGGAAGGGGCCTGCCTTATACAAATCCTATTGGCGCTCCTCCCGTTCCCTTTCCGGGGGTTGAGCGCCTTTTTTTGAGCGGGTGGGTAATAACCCGTAGAGAAACAAAGTGGCTATCGAAGGATTAAGTCCGGACCTCATATCAGCTCTACCTAATCTTGGGCACCTCGGCGACGAGGACAAGAGGGAAGTGCTGGACATAATTGATCGACTGCAAGAACTTCAGTCGTATAAGAATGCAAGGCTAAGCTTTATGGACTTCGTTCATATGGTTTGGCCTTCTTTCATTGAGGGGTCGCACCACAAGATCATGGGGGAAGCCTTTGAGGATGTGGTTCTCAAAGATGACAAACGTCTTATCATTAACATGGCTCCTCGCCATACAAAGTCGGAGTTCGCTTCTTTTCTACTCCCTGCTTGGTTCCTCGGAAACTTTCCGGAAAAGAAAGTAATTCAGACAGCACATACCGCAGAACTGGCGGTGGGGTTCGGGCGAAAGGTAAGAAACCTTTTCGAAACAGACGAGTTCAAGAAGGTTTTCCCTGGAGTAGCACTCAGATCAGACTCTAAGGCGGCAGGCCGCTGGGCAACAAATCACGGGGGTGAATACTTCGCAATCGGCGTGGGTGGCGCGGTAACAGGTAAGGGTGCGGATCTTCTTATTATCGACGATCCCCACTCAGAGCAGGAAGCGCAATTAGGGGACGCCACTGTCTTCGACAAAGTTTACGAGTGGTACACGTCAGGCCCCCGCCAGCGGTTGCAGCCGGGAGGACGGATCATTCAGGTAGCAACTCGGTGGTCTCAACGGGACTTGACGGGGCAGCTACTCAAGAACTCGGCAGAAAGAGAAGGGACGGATCAATGGAAGGTCATTGAGTTCCCGGCGATCCTTCCTTCTGGTAATCCGCTTTGGCCTGAGTTCTGGTCGATCGATGAACTGACGAAGGTTAAATCTGAGCTTCCAGCTTCTAAATGGTCTGCTCAGTACCAACAGGATCCTACAGCCGACGAGGCTGCGATCATCAAAAGAGAGTGGTGGAGAGTCTGGGAGTATCAAGAACCTCCCCCGTGCGACTTCATCATACAGTCTTGGGATACAGCGTTTCTCAAGACAGAAAGAGCCGACTTCTCAGCCTGTACGACATGGGGCGTTTTCTACAGCGACGATACTGAAGATGGTAGGATAAGGCCGAATCTCATCCTTTTGAACGCCTTTCAGGACCGAATGGAGTTCCCTGAGCTAAAGAGGAGGGCGTTTGACGAGTATCAAGATTGGCAACCAGATGCCTGCATCGTCGAAGCGAAGGCAGCAGGATCTCCTCTGATTTTTGAATTGAGACAGATGGGTGTTCCTGTAAGTGAATACACCCCGTCTAGAGGTAGAGACAAGATTGCTCGCGTGAACGCAGTCGCAGATCTGTTTGCTTCTGGAACAGTGTGGGCACCGAGCAAGAGATTCGCAGAAGAAGTGATAGAGCAGTTCGCTGGATTCCCCGGCGCGTCTGCTCATGATGACTTGGTGGACTCGTCCACTCAGGCATTACTTAGATTCAGGCAAGGCGGCTTCGTCCCGATCGATAGCGACGAAGAGCTTGTATACGAACCAAAGCGGGCGTACTCGCCCTACTAGGTAGCTAAATGGCAATAGAGCCTGCATTCCCGAATATGCCCAACCCTCTTGCTGGCGACATGGAAGATGTCGTCGAAGATGACGGCGTATCCATTGCTATAGAGAATCCCGATTCCGTTATTGTCGAGACGGAAGACGGTGGGATGCTGATTGATTTCAACCCCGATGCCTTGACGGGGTTAGATGTGGGGTTTGATGCAAATCTCGCAGAGCATATGGATGACAGAGAGCTTGGCAGACTAGCCTCTGAGCTTGTCGGTTTAGCCAGATCTGATCTTGATTCGAGGAAAGACTGGGAAGAGACCTATATCGAAGGTCTCAAGCAGCTTGGTATGAAGATCGAGGATCGCTCTACTCCCTGGCCGGGGGCTTGCGGTGTGCAACATCCGGTTCTTGCTGAAGCGGTTGTCAGATTTCAGGCGCAGACAATCACTGAGATTTTCCCGAACGATGGCCCCGTAAAGGTCAAGATGTTTGGGAAGATGACTGATGATAAGGAAAAGCAGGCATACAGAGTCAAGGAGTACATGAACTACTTGATTACTGAGGAGATGCCGGAGTATCGATCCGAAACGGAAAAGATGCTCTTTAACCTTGCGCTAGCTGGCTCCGCCTTCCGCAAGGTCTACTGGGATCCGGCGATGAATCGGCCCTGCTCGATGTTTATTCCCGCAGAGGATCTTCTTGTTGCGTATGGCTCTCCTTCGCTTGAGATGGCAGAGCGCGTTACGCATATAATGAAGAAAACCTCTAACGAGGTCAGGAAGCTTCAGGTGTCTGGTTTCTACAGGGACACGGAGCTTTCTTCGGGATCTGTGGAGAACTCTGACATACAGGAAGAGTACGACGACTTAACCGGGGATTCGCCTTCTTATGAGGCAGGAGATCGGCACCTCCTCTACGAGATGCACCTCGACTGGGATCTCGAAGGCTTTGAGGATATGCAGGACGGGAACCCTACAGGTGTCGCCCTCCCCTACGTCATCACGATCGACGCGACGAATTCTGAAGTTCTTTCGATCCGAAGAAATTGGATCGAGGGCGACCCGAACAAGATCAGAAGGAACCACTTCGTCCATTACGAGTACCTTCCGGGCATGGGGTTCTATGGCTTTGGCCTGATTCATCTTATCGGAGGCATCGCCAAGTCGGCCACTTCCTTGCTCCGCCAGCTTGTTGACTCCGGAACGCTCGCGAATCTTCCCGGCGGGCTCAAGGCTAGAGGTCTTAGAATCAAGGGAGATGACTCCCCGATTATGCCGGGAGAGTTTAGGGACGTAGATGTACCGGGTGGCGCGATCAGGGACAACATCACGTTCCTTCCGTACAAGGAACCTTCGAATGTTCTGTATCAGCTTCTTGGAAATATCGTAGAAGAGGGTAGAAGATTCGCCTCCATCACTGACATGAAGATCTCCGATATGAACCAGCAGGCTCCTGTAGGAACCACGCTGGCGATTATCGAAAGATCCATGAAGGTGATGAATGCAATTCAGGCCAGAATCCATTATTCGATGAAGAAAGAGTTCAAGCTTCTTTCTGGCATCGTTCGTGACTATATGCCCGAGGATTATGAGTGGGAGGTTGATGGCGGCGATGTGATGAAGACCGACGACTTCAACGGTCGCATGGACGTAATCCCCGTCAGTGATCCCAATTCCTCTACGATGGCACAGAGAATTATGCAGTATCAGGCGGCGTTGCAGTTAGCTTCTACTGCTCCGCAGCTTTACAACCTTTCCGAACTCCATCGACAGATGCTTGATGTTCTTGGGATTCAGGATGCAGAAGACATTGTTCCGACTGATGAGGATGTAAAGCCGATTGATCCCGTCTCTGAGAACATGAACATCCTCAAGACTGATCCTGTAAGAGCGTTTGCTTGGCAGGATCATGATGCCCATATTCAGGTTCACCTTGACGCTGCTCAAGATCCGAAGATGCTGGCAGTCGTCAAGAATTCTCCCAAGGCTAAACAGATTGAAGCGTCCCTTGCTGCCCATGTGATTGAACATCTTGGCTTTAAGTATCGAAGAGAAATCGAAAAGGAACTTGGCGTGGAACTTCCGCCCTATGGCGAGCCTCTCCCGAGAGATGTTGAGGTTAGAATTTCTTCGCTCGTTGCTGAAGCTGGCAGCCGCCTCCTTGGTCGTGATGTGGCAGAAATGCAGTTGAAGCAGCAGATGGCAAAGATGCAGGATCCTGTCGTTCAGCAGCAGAATAAGAAGCTTGAGATTGAAGAGACCAGAGTTCAGGCGAAGATGCAGAGCGATGCTGCTCGGATCGCAGCAGATCTTAAGAAGGCGGCACTCAGGGCTGATGTCGAAAGGGAGAAGATGGAGTCTGCCGAAATGCTTAAGGGCATGGAGATCGGCGCCGACACCGTGATCGAAAATCGAAAGATCGATGTCCAAGAAGATGAAATTGAAGCAGAAAAGCTTTTAGAGGGAATAAAGCTTGGAAGCCAAATAACGAAAGAGTCTAGGGAGGACTGATGGCAGCTTCTTTGAGCGAGGTTTTCTTAGCCAAGCTTCGGGAGACTTTAAATGATAAGGCAGATGACTTAGCGACCGGATGCGCTGGTGACTTTGCTGATTACAGATTTCGTGTTGGATACATTGAGGGGATCGCAACGGCAGAGCGCGAGTTCCTTGATCTAATCGAGCGCGCCGCAGAAGTAGATAGTTAACGTCCGATTGGACGCGAGGGCTCTTCCTCCCCCTCAAGTGAGGATGCAATCAGCGAAAGCTGCAAGGAAAACAATGCCCGACACTGAGTCGTCAGAGGAGTTAGAGGATTATCACGAGATTCTGAACAAAGCCGGAGATCAGTTGCCAAAGCCAACAGGCTGGAAGATTCTGATTGCTGTGCCCAGAGCAGATCGAGTGACCGATGGTGGTATCTACAAGCCCGATGAAGCAATGCGAGTCGAAGAGGTAGGCACAATTATCGGATTGGTTCTTCAGATGGGAGATCTTGCTTATAAAGATCCCAATAAGTTCCCTACAGGAAACTGGTGCCATCGCGGTGATTTTATCATGATGCGCTCTTATTCAGGCACAAGGTTTCGTGTAGGAGAGCAAGAGTTCCGATTAATCAATGATGACACGGTAGAAGCCGTTGTTGAAGATCCCAGAGGGGTTGTGAAAGTAGTATGAGTACGGAGCAGATCGTCTCGTCGCCCATGAGCGACGCACCCAAGGATGATGAAGTTCTGGACGAACCGGGGCTTGAAGTCGATGTTGTCGATGACACCCCGGAGGAGGACAGGGGGAGAATTCCTCCTCTGTCTAGGTCCGCTGAAGATCATGAAGAAGAGCTGACAGATGTCAGTAATAATGTTCAGAAGCGCATCAAGAAGCTTAAGTATGACTTCCATGAAGAAAGAAGAGCAAAGGAAGCTTCGTCTCGAATGCGGGATGAAGCTGTCACTTACGCTCAGAGGCTTCATAAGGAAAACGAAAAGCTTCGTGATCTGGTAAATCGAGGAGAACAGGTTCTCGTCGATGAAGTCAAAACAAGAACAGAGAAGGAATTAGAGGCCGCAAGGTTTCAGTTGAAGAGAGCCCATGAGGAGGGCGATCCTGAATCGATCGTTAGCGCGCAGGAGCTTTTGGCTAAGGCCGCTTACGACTCGCAAAAAGTTCAGGAGTATGTCCCCCAGCAGCCTACACAGGCCGCGCCGCCAGTTCCTAAACAACAGGCTCAGGCACAGCCCGATCCTAAGGCGGCTAATTGGGCAAGAGAAAATCCCTGGTTTAGAACCGACAAAGAAATGACGGCTGTCGCTTTAGCTGTTCATGAGGATCTGGTTACCCAGGGTGTCGATACAAAGTCTGATGATTACTATCAGGCGATCGATAACAGAATCAGGGAAAGGTTCCCTGAAAAGTTCGGTGGTGATGTTCAGGAAGATGTAGAGATTCCTGAAGATCCGGCTCTTCGTTCCGATGAGAACCGCCGAAAGCCCTCGACGGTGGTAGCACCTGCAAAGCGATCATCTGGTGCAAAACCGCGCAAAGTTCAGCTAACGAAGACCCAGGTCGCTCTCGCAAAGCGTCTGGGTATTTCTCCTGAAAGTTACGCCAAACAACTCTTAAAGTTGGAGAATCAAAATGGCTAGAGGCGATACCGCCAATGAGGAACAGGATCCTCGCGCTAAGAGAGAACATGACACTAGAGAGACGTTCTCTCGCCCGGCTTCTTGGGTGCCCCCCACTGTGCTTCCCGTTCCCGATCCGCAGGATGGATGGGAATATCGTTGGATCAGAGTTTCCATGCGTGGAGATTCTGATAACACGAATGTTTCCCGAAAGTATCGGGAAGGCTGGGAGCCTGTCAGGTTGGAAGACCATCCTGAGTTAAAGCTTATTCCGGATATCGATAATCGATTTGATGGAATGGCTGTAATTGGTGGCCTGATGCTTTGCAAAAACGAGACTGGTCTCATGGATCAGAAACGTGAACACAATAGACAACAGGCCGAGGGTCAGATGCAAGCCGTTGATAATAACTTGATGAGAGAAAATGATGCGAGAATGCCTCTGCTCCCTCCGGACAGAAGCACTCGCGTCAAGTTTGGCGACGGCTCTTAGGAGACGTTCTCCTACAAGTCGCCGCTTGATTTCTAGGAGAAACTAAAATGGCTATTTATGGAGGCTTCCAAGTTAGAAGCTCCGCCGTTTCGGCAGAATCGGTGACGATGGCTTTCAAGATCGACAGTGGTGAAACTGGAGATATGTTCGAGGGCGACCTCATCGCGGTGAACACCGATGGTGCGGTTAGTGCCGCAGTTGCAGACGGCGATTTAGCGGTTGCTGGTGTCTTCGTTGGTTGCAATTACACGAATTCCGAAGGAGAGCGTGTTTATGCAAACAACTATGATGTCACCATTGCTCGCGATGACAATGTTGCCTTTGTTAATGTTAACCCTTTTCAGATCTACTCGGTCAGAGTTGGAACTGGTGGAACGGAGGGGACTATTACTCAGGCAGCAATCGGTATGTCCCTTGACATTGACGGAACTAATGCCGGCAACGCTACTACTGGACTGAGTGGCCAGATGGCTAAGACGGGTACGGAAGCTGCAACGGCTAGAGTTCGCGTTGTTGGTGTTACTAACTTGGATGGAGTTGATCCGTACACGCAGGCTCCTGGCACCAATTACACCCATGCTCTTTGCATAATTGACCCCGCAACCAGTCTTTGGACTGGTGTCGGAAGATAAGGAGTAACTAATCATGGCTATTTCTAGAGCGCAAATGATGAAGGAACTCCTGCCGGGGCTCAATGCTCTTTTCGGCTTGGAGTATGGCTCGTATGACAACGAGCATGAAGATATCTATGAGATGGAGACCTCGGACAGAGCGTTCGAGGAGGAAGTCCAGCTTTCGGGGTTTGGTACTGCTCCTGTAAAGTCTGAGGGTGCTGCTATCGCTTACGATTCAGCGCAGGAAGCTTTCACGGCTCGCTACAACCATGAGACGATTGCTCTTGGCTTCTCCATTACGGAGGAGGCGATCGAGGACAATCTTTATGATTCGCTCTCGGCTCGTTACACCAAGGCTCTTGCTCGTGCTGCGGCGAACACGAAGCAGGTCAAGGCTGCGTTCCCGTTAAACAACGGGTTCACTACGGCTTTTAGTAGTGGTGATGGCGTGGCTTTGTTCGATAGAAGTCACCCGCTTGTTTCGGGTGGTACGAATGCGAATGAGCCTGCCACGCCCTCCGATCTTAATGAAACCTCGCTTGAGCAGGCTGTCATTGATATCGGTAAGTTCACGGATCAGCGTGGCCTCAAGATTGCGGCTCGTCCCGTGCGCCTCATTATCCCCTCGGAGCTTCAGTTCGTTGCTACCCGTATCCTTGATACGGAGCTTCGACCCAGCACCTCGGATAACGACATCAACGCCCTCCGCACCAACGGTGCAATCCCGGAGGGATACCGCATCAACCATTACCTGACGGACTCTGAGGGTGATGCTTGGTTCGTGATTACCGACGTGCCGAACGGCATGAAGGGCTTCACGCGAACCCCGATGCAGACGTCGATGGACGGTGATTTCGATACGGGTAACGTCCGATACAAGTGCCGCGAGCGGTACAGCTTCGGCGTTTCGGACCCGCTCGGGATCTACGGTTCGCCGGGTGCGTAATTAAGGATCTGCGGGAAGTTCCCGTAGGGGGAGGGGAGGTCAATCGGGCAGATTCCTCCTCTCCCCACCCTTAGGGGGTTATTATGGATACAAAGTTTCTTATTACTGTAGGATCCGCATTCTTTATCCAGATAGCCGGGATACTTTGGTGGGCTTCAAATCTTGCTGGTGAAGTCAACCACAACAATTTTCAGATACAGATGCTTGCCAAAGACGTAGAAAAGAACTCAGAGTTCGTCGAGCTTTGGCCTGCCGGTAAGTGGGGATCTGGTTCTCTCCCCAGTGACGTAAAGCAAGACTTAAAGATTGAGAGACTTGAAGTAGAAGTCCAGAAGATAAATTCAAGAATCTTTAACGGGAATCATTGAAATGAAGAAACGATCCGCAAAGAAGCCTGCGAAGAAATCAAAAAGCAAGGTGAATGAGGCTGGCAACTATACCAAGCCGAAAATGCGGGAGAGTCTTTTCAAGAAAATTAAAGCTGGTAGCAAGGGTGGTAAGCCTGGACAGTGGAGTGCCCGCAAGGCTCAGATGTTGGCTAAGGAATATAAAGCCAAGGGCGGGGGCTACCGAGACTGATGGCACTCAAGAAGTCCCAGAAGTCTCTCAAGAAATGGACTAAGCAGAAGTGGGGAACCAAATCTGGTAAGCCTAGTACGCAGGGCAAGAAGGCTACCGGAGAGAGATACCTTCCGAAGAAAGCCAGAGAAGCTTTGTCGGACGAAGAATATGCTGCGACTTCTAGAAAGAAGCGCAAAGACACTAAGAAGGGCAAGCAGTTCTCTAAGCAGCCGAAGAAGATTGCTAAGAAAACCGCTAAGCACCGCAAAGGTTAGACATGGCTATCAAGCGCGGTAGTGAAACATTTTCCGGGTATAACAAGCCCAAGAGAACTCCTAATCACAAGACGAAGAGTCATGCTGTTCTCGCCAAGGAGGGCGACAAGATCAAGCTGATTCGTTTCGGTGAGAAGGGTGCGAAGACTGCTGGCAAGCCCAAGAAGGGTGAGTCGGACAGAATGAAGGCAAAGCGTAAGTCCTTCAAGGCCCGACATGGCAAGAACATTGCCAAGGGCAAGATGTCTGCTGCGTATTGGGCGGACAAGGTTAAATGGTAAACCAGACCTACCAGACTTAAAAAGACAGCACGCGGACTGGTAGGCAAGTTGCGTGCAACGAGGTGATTCAAATGGGTAATTCTACTTTTAGTGGGCCGGTTCGATCTGAAGGCGGATTTCAGCAGGTTACTAAGAATGCTGCTACTGGTGCTATCACGGTTACTAGTGGTGATAAGATGGCGAATGAAGCAGCTACGAATGCAGGAATTGAAGGTACTGCTGCTGTTTACATTACTCAGGTCGAAAGGCTTAGAAGTGATGTCGATACTAATGTAAATATAGTTAAGACTACGATTATGATTGATCTCACTGGTCTGAACTCCGGCGGAACTATCGGTGACATTATTGGTAAAGATGGTTCGGGCGTTGCTTACATTGGGCGGGTAACCACCGCGAACCAGGGCGTCGTATTCGGTACGACGATGGAGTGTTTTGAAACTCCTGCTGGTGGAGACCCCGATATTAATCTTTACTCCGCGACGGAGGGTACTGGCGTAGAGGATACTGCGATTGGAGATCTTACAGAGACTTTAATCATCAATGGCGGCGATCAGTCTGCTGGCACCAGAAGTGTAAATGAAAGCGCCGCCGCGACTATCGCTGCGGATCAGTATCTCTACTTAACTTGCGGAGCTGTTACAGACGCGACTTACACCGCAGGAAGACTTCTGATTACTATCCTCGGATACGACGTAGCTTCCTAATTGAACGACCCCCAGTGGTACAGGGATCTCACTCCCCAACGACAAGAGGCCGTAGATCAGACATTACATCTGGTCTGCGGCCTCGGTCTTTGAGCTTGAGGGCATTAAGTTGAGTGTTTATCCGGCTGGCGTAAAGCAACATTTTAGATCCACGCTTACGGAGGCCGAGGGCACGGTGACTCTTATCAACCACCCTTGCGTTGTTAAGTATATATCTGCATGTCCTACGTCTTTTGAAATTATAACTAATTTTTACAACTCTGATTCACTCGTGCTTTACGTTTACGATGGGACGACCCGAATAATAGCAATGGCCGGATCAGGTGATGCTAACTACTCATGCTCTAACTCTTCAATCCTAATCCCTGCCGATGGTTTGAGAATTAAAAATTACTTAGCAATGAAGTGTGAACATGAATATGGCTCTGGGACGACTTCAGAAAACAAGTACGCCAATATCAGTGTTGTTTATCAGTAGGTTTTGCAATGAAATCATCTGACGTTATTAGCGTGTACGTTGACCGATACTCTGCTCCGGAGGTCAAGGTTAAAGCTATCGACATCGGGGATAGTGGTTCTTGCAGGGTTTTTTCTGTCATTTGGTGCCCGTACCGACTAAACATCAAAGACCAACCTCGGATACAACTTTGGTCCGGAGACCCTGACGCAGCCGGTTCTGAAAAAATTTATGAGGATGGTGCTGTAAGAGGCGGCGAGGGTGTTGCTTTTGGTTCTACTTGGCCGCAGAAAGGACAGGGATTTCTTTCTTTCAATCCACTCCCTTCCCATTACTTTCTTTTCGATAAAGATGTATGGGTAAAAGGTATCGCTCCAGGGATTAACAATGCGACGATTACCTATCAGTTGGGAGGCTGATCGATGTCTTTAGGGTATTGCAATACTTTCGTTACAGATTTAAATCCTAGTGACACTAATAGAAATTTACTAGATGCTGGACTTCCTAGCAGGTTTAAGCTTTTGGGTTTTTTATTTAACCCAACTGAAAAATACGTTACGGGGGTTACACAAAACACGATCGAAACCTTCAGGTTATACGATGGTGATTCAGATGATGGATTGATTTTAACCTTTCCAATCACACTAGGTATTTTAAGTTTTACTTCAAATGGAGGTGATTTTATTATGCAAAATGATAGTTACATACCTATTGAAAGTGGACTTTACTACAAAGCAAGTGACGCCGACTTGGGCTCAGCGTCCTTCCCTATCTCAATAACTTTGATGTACGTTTAGATACATGAACATTTACCATAAGTGCAAAGCAGATTCTATATTTCAAGAAGTTGCCTTCCAGGGCTCAAGCCCTGCTGTAACTACGGTAACCAGGGAGCTAGTACCCCAGGGATCTAATGCTTGCCTCCGCATGTTTTCTGCATGGTCAGGCTACTGCGATTGGGAGAATATTTCTTTTGATGGAGCTGATACCGATAAAATCGCAAGTCTAAATTTTAGAAAGAAAGACGCTGGATCAACGTCTTTACTTGATCTTTTCATTCCCATTCATCCTAATCAATTTCTTTTTAATGGAACCGGCGGAGCTAGTGGCGTCGGGTCTCTTTTTAATATTCCTGGGCCTGGAATATTTTCTGATGACGGTCTTGAGGTAGTTGTTTCCATTCCTCCCAACATAGGCAATGGAGCTGACCAGGGTCCAATAATGGCTTGTGTTAATGTGGTGTACTCTGTATGACTGAAGACTACTGCAAGGTTTGGTATAGCAAAGCACCCTACGGGCAATCTGGGAATCAGATTATCAGCGGCAGATCTAGAGTTCACGGAATCTGGGTCATGAACAAGGTCACTGTTTCTGGAACAACGATACCGCTCAGTCGTCCAATATCTTTGCTTGATGCCAGCAGCGGTAACGCTTTATACAAGTGTGCTTTCAACAACCCAGGGAATAGTTCTGAGATACAACCTCCCAATCCTCTGATTCTTAGTGAAAATTATTTTGGTGGCAACGGCATTCTTTTTAAAAACGGAGTCTGGTTGAGTATCGACTCAAATGACCAGAGCGGATCTGCTGGAACTCAGAATGCTGCTTATATCGCTGTTCTTTACACAGGCGGGGTGAACACCTGATGGCTCAAGTCACCCCTACCGCCTTCTGGGCCTCCCTTGGCATGATAGCTACTGCCATCGGGGGCCTTTTTACTATGCAGACCAGCCATGCGAATGATAACGGGCATGACAGTCTCGCTGGCAGAGAAGACCTATCCCGCGCGGAGTTAAAGCTTGAGCGCGTAGCGACTGAAGTAAATCACCACACTCGACTCCTTGACGAGATGAGAGTGGAAATAAAAGAAATCTCAAGACGACAGGCAGACTCAAGCCAAGAGATCTTGGAGGCTATCCGTGGCAACTAGCGGTGCAGTATCGTTCTCACCCGATGTCGGTGAATTAGTAGAAGAGGCTTACGAGCGTGCTGGTCTCCAGATGGTCTCTGGATACGACCTCCGCACAGCCAGGAGAAGCCTTGACCTCATGCTCATGGAGTGGGCCAACAGGGGCATAAACCTCTGGTGTGTAGAAGAGCATACTCAAGCTTTAGCAGACAACGATGGTCAGTATGATGCTGTCAACACATCCTCTAAGGTTGCTGTTTCGATACTCGACGCGATCTTGAGAACTGATGCTGGAGTTGCGGACAAGCAGTCTGATTACGAGCTGAGCAGAATTTCCCGAAACACGTTCATGAATATTCCATCAAAGCTTACGAAGGGAAGACCGACTCAGATCTATGTAGACAGGCAACAGGGGAGCATCAAGCTCAATGTTTGGCCCCGACCAGACAGCAACAACTACCAGCTTATCTACACCTATATCCGTCGGATGGAAGACTCTGGTCCCGGTGGCACCTATGACCCGGATGTGCCGGATAGATTCTGGCCCGCTTTAGTAGCCGGTCTTGCCTACAACATTGCTCTCAAGAAGCCTGAGGCTGGACAGCGAATTCAGATGCTTAAGCAGGTATATGACGAGCAGTTTCAGTACGCAGCAGATGAGGACAGGGAGAAGGCTCCCTTCAGGCTCTACCCCGGAGGCTACAGCTACTAATGGCTTCGTATGCTGAAGGCAGAAAAGCTTTTGGCTTCTGTGACAGATGCGGCTTCAGGTACGACCTGAAAGATCTGAAGACCGAAACTGTCAATCTCGCTACCACGAATCTGCTGGTCTGCTCTGAGTGCTGGGATCCGGATCATCCACAGAACATGCTGGGTCGAGTAAGAGTTGATGACCCTCAGGCTCTCCGCAACCCCAGACCTCTTGGTGGTATTAGCGGCAGGGATCTTCCGTCTGCTTACAGGTGGGACTTTTCTACAGGCACAGCTCAGACTGATCCGACTCGGATTGATGGGTGGTGGGCAAGCAACGGGACTGTTACTTGGAACTCT